GACCATATATTGCTGTCGCATTTGTTGAATTAGTTGTCCAATCACTTACAGCAGTGGCTATATTCGATTGAGTAATTCCAATAATTTCCGGTTCAGGCTCTGGTTGTGGTTCTGGTTCTGGTTGTGGTTCTGGTTCTGGTTGAGGTTCATATTCTAACACACTAGATTCCAATTTGTAAAACAATGGCTCATCATCCGAATTTACATAGAAAAGAATAGAGTAATTCTTACCTGGACCACCCAATAATCCACCACCCAAACTAATAGAATCACCTAATATATTATTATTTATATTACTAATATTAAAATAACCACTATGATAAGTAACCCCCCCAGATAAATTAATTGATGTACCTTCTTGAATTTCAAATAATACATTATTTTCATTTCCAATAGCAGTGGTAGATTCAGTAAAATCAACTAATTTTAAATCAGTAATTTGTTCTGCTGGGTTCAAATAGAATGTTACGTGATCATATTTATCCTTTCCTTCGGGGATTTCCTGTTCAATATATATTGTACCACGCATATGGGCATGATTTTGGCACTGATATTGATATTTATCAATTGATGTATCAGAAGGAACTACCCAGGTCAGTGTGTATGTTCCGTCGTTATTTTGACCACCAGTTTCCGTCCTCACTACATTAGTGAGAGGTGTTGCCTGTTGACCTTGGTCGTTAAATTCTGTTATTGTAATAGGATGTGAAACGAGGTCCGCATAATCACCGACGGCATATATTGTTACTGTAGTTCCACGAATAGCATCAATACATCCAAACAAACCACCATTCCCGTTAGAATCGCTCGTTGTGTATTTATAGTCTGAATTTCCAGGGGAAATGTATTCAGACGATACTGTTATAGTAACAGGGGATTGAACGCATCCTCCGCTAACATTATTTCCATCTGCATCTCTGGTTTCACGTAAATGATTCATAAATGTAATCTTATTATCTACAAAATTAACTGATGTTGGCGGAGCAATACCTCCAACACCTGCATAATCTTTTATTTCAGGTTCTGGTTCTGGTTGTGGCTCAGGTTCTGGTTGTGGTTCCGGTTCAGGCTGTGGTTCTGGTTCTGGCTCAGGTTCAGGCTGTGGTTCTGGTTCTGGCTCAGGTTCAGGCTCGGTATAAATTGTTTTTGTAGGTGTTGATGCATAAACAATTAAAGTACCAGAGAAAACATCTGGATTATCATAATCCCATTTTGCAGTAAATCCGGTTGTAGTTTTGCTATGAATATATATGCAGTTAGTATTTTCGTAATTTCTATCGGTGACCACATTATAGTTAGCGTCTCCCATTGGAGTATCAAATGTAAAAGCATGTGTATCTTCGGTGTCGTTCCATTGACTCCATGATATGTTAATTCCTTTGCGTTCATTCGAATCAGCAGAATCATAATTACCCCAATGAACGTATGCATATGCAATTGGAAGAATTTCAGTATAAGAACTGCCACCAATAGTGTTTGTAGGTGTTGATGCATAAACAATTAAAGTACCAGAGAAAACATCTGGATTATCATAATCCCATTCTGCAGTAAATCCGGTTGTAGTTTTGCTATTGCTATGAACATATATGCAGTTAGTATTTTCGTAATTTCTATCGGTGACCACATTATAGTTAGCGTCTTCCATCGGAGTATCAAATGTAAAAAGATGTGTATTTGCGGTGTCGTTCCATTGACTCCATGATATGTTAATTCCTTTACGATCATTCGCATCAGCAGCATCATAATTACCCCAATGAACGTATGCATATGCTACTGGAAGAATTTCTGTCGAAGAATAATTACTATAAATCGTTTTTGTAGGTGTTGATGCATAAACAATTAAAGTACCAGAGAAAACATCTGGATTACCATAATCCCATTCTGCAGTAAATCCGGTTGTAGTTTTGCTATTGCTATGAACATATATGCAGTTAGTATTTTCGTAATTTCTATCGGTGACCACATTATAGTTAGCGTCTTCCATCGGAGTATTAAATGTAAAAACATGTGTATTTGCGCTACTATTCCATTGACTCCATGATATGTTAATTCCTTTACGATCATTCGCATCAGCAGCATCATAATTACCCCAATGAACATATGCATATGCTACTGGAAGAATTTCAGTATAAGAAATTCCAAGAAGTTCTGGTTCTGGTTGTGGTTCTGGTTCCGGTTGTGGCTCTGGTTCTGGTTCTGGTTCAGGTTGTGATTCTGGTTCTGGTTGTGGTTCTGGTTGTGGCTCTGGTTCTGGTTCTGGTTCTGGCTCTGGTTCGGGTGGTGTGTAAAGTGGAACTTCATAACTGTCAAAAACCAATGTAGATTGTGTTGTTTCAATTGTAGTTGTAACATCTACTGTTAAATCCGCCCCTGCACTTACGGTTTCCTTTACTGCTTTAGCTGTTTTGTGCATTTCTAATAATTGTGTAGATACATCTCCACCGTCATTATCTGCAAGAACCGTTTTTATTACTCCAACACAAGCAGCTAAACCGGTGGAATTGTCTTTTAATGCCTCTATGTCAACACCTTCTTCTACAACCTCATTTGCAGTTGTTTCAATAACATTAGATATAAATGATGTATCTGTAAAGTCAATAATAGGCGCTGCACCAGAATTATCCGTTCCTGATGTGTTTATCGATGCACTTATCGTTTCTGATATTGCTTTTTGCATCTCTAATTGTATTTCTTCTGGTGATTTATTCGAATTACCGGAAAGAACGGCCGACATCCCCGATAATAGAGACTCAATTTGTAAAATGGCAGAAGAATTAGCAGTTGCATCTGCTTGATCAACTGTTGTATTGTATGGATTAATATTCATATCTTCAATACCAAATGCAGTTTCAAAAGCAGCCTTTTGACTTTCATATGCATTAATATCAACGGGACCATCAGATGCTTTCAATCCAGCAGCTAAAATTGAAGACAATGCTGTTGCTTGTATGGGTACATTTCCATCTCCGCTTTGTCCAATAGCAGAAAAATTCTCACCAATCGTGGATTGTTCCCAAGATAATGTATCAATTCCAGAAGAATCAACACATGACACATAAATTTCAAATATATCCGTGTCGGGCCATCTCCATAATGGTATATTATATAGACCATTATAATCGGTTCTAATCTCTCCATCGCTATCATCGTAAAGCAAATCTCCTGTTTCTAAATCCTTAAATGCAACCTTCCAATGCATTTTTGGTCCACTATTCGCACCACCTGAACCAGTTGGGGGTGTTTCTGGCTCGGGTTCTGGTTCAGGCTCTGGAGAATAAATATTATATACATCATTTTCAAGCATCATAAATCTATTAAAAATTGATAATTGATTTATGTATTCGAATCCCGACTTTCCCTGTGTGCCGAGCCCAATACTAATCTTTGTTATATCATTTGTAATGCCACTCCCATGCCAGTCATTGTAAATATGATTTAATGGAATTGGTTGTGAATTATTTTCAACTTTGATATATGCTTTACTGTCGCTTCTGTAACTATTTCCCAAAGCAGACCCAATAATAATAAATAAAGTGATCCATTTATTTTTCAATTGGTCAACAGAAACGCCACTATTTGCAAAGTCATACATAATTTCTCTACCTTCAATCTTAAACCACAATCCTCCCGAAGAACCTGATGATATATTGTTACCTCTTAAATCTGTGTCACCTGGATCTAACCAATAAAGTTGTAATCTGTCATCATTATTATTATTTTTTAAAGATAAAATATTTTGTGTGTTACTACTGGAATAATCATATCTATATATTTTCATTACAATTGTTGAACCCTCATTGTCAATTCCATAGTTATTATTGTTAGAAACTATAAAAAAAACATCATCACCTTTTGTACTATCAACGCCTTCATGTGTTGCGTTAATTAAGAAAGAATATTCATAAATGAATCCTTGTGAAGAAGCGTTAATTACTTGTTGTCCAATAGTTTGTGAAAAGTCAAAATGTGAAGTAACGAAACTAAATATTTCTGGTTCTGGCTCAGGCTCAGGTTGGTACTCTTTTTCTGGTTCTGGTTCAGGTTGTGGTGGTGAATATAATTCAAAATCATAATAATTGTTAAAAGTGCTAAATTGTTCTAGTTGAGTAAAAGTTTGATTAAGTTTTTCTGTTGAAATATCAACAAGAGTTACGCTGTCATCAATAACACTATTTATAGTTGTTTTTGCTTCGTGACACTTAATTAATATTTGAGTAGTTACAGAATCGGACTCTGCAGCTGTAATCTGGTCTATGTAATTAAAAGCAGTGATGGTGCTGGCAATCAGTGTATTTATTTCTGATGTATTTAGATTTGTAACATTACTAATTACAGAACTTAATACAGATGTCTCGAATGCCCCGCTTTCCACAGAAGAATCGGTTAATAAAATATTGGAAAGTGCGTTTAGAACATGTGATTCATTACTATTTCCTGATGATGCTTTTTCAATAACATTTATAAATATTGATAGTTTAATACCAGCGGCTACGTAGGATACAGCGTTGTGTTTTTCAGTTAAAGTGGAATAAGGATTTTTATACATATCATCAATACCTAAAGCAGTTTGTAATATTGTTTTATTAGAATGATATAGTGTATCAAATTCCTGTGTACTAAGACCAGAAGGTAAACTTTCATATAATAATGTTGATATAACAGTTAAATGAATTGACCAATTCATATTTGGCAATTCAGAACTCAAGACAATTGCTTTATATGTTTTCCCAACTGGGTCATCTTGGCCTGTTAAAATATCATATCCACCGCTACCAGTGTCGACAGTAGATTCAATTTTTATATATTTATATTTTGCAATTTCACTGGGTAGTGAAATATTTCCGTATATAGAATCGATAATTCTGTGTTCTCCTAAATAAGTCTCTTGAGTATTAACAACATTATAGTCGTAATATTTAACTAACCAGTTACATTTAGGTCCATCACTTGTATTAACTATGATATCAATGTTTGGTAACTGACCAAAACCTGTTACAATGTTTCCCATAACAGAGAAATCAGAAAAGTCAATGACACCATCTGAATTGAAATCACCTAGCATTCTATATGATAATTTGCAATATTGTTTTTTTAAGATAATTATATAAAAGTATTTCAAAATAAATAAATTTAAATGAAAGAAGTATTGTGTTGCATAGGCGATTCCCTTACTGCAGGTAAACACTCATATAATTGGGTAAAAGATATAGAATTATTTTTTAAAAAAAATAATATTAATTATGGGGTAATTAACAAAGCAAATGATGGTGAAACAGCTGCAGTTGTGAGAAGTAGATTAAAAAAGGATGTAATAGATTTGAATCCATCGGTTGTAGTAGTTCTTATAGGTGGTAATGATTTAATAGGGACCGTGCATACAAGTGCTGGTCCAATGTACATGAAAATGTTTCCGGAAATACAGACTGAATTACCGTCTATTGATGGATATAGACGTGAAATGAATGAAATAGTAAAGATACTTGATGAAGATTTGCCTTTGGATACAAAAATAATAATATTAAGTCCTCCTCCAATAGGTGAAGGAGGAATTGAAAGTGAAGAATGGAACCTTGGTGAAAAATTTCATGAGATTTGTTCAGAAAGTGTAACAAATAGAATAGGAAATTCAGATTCGAATAGAATATTATATCGGAATCTGTATCAAATAGTTAAGGATGATATGATTCGTTTTGATTGTAAGCAAAAGTTAGAGTTATCTTTGTATACAATATCTAAAAGTAGAATATTGTCATATTTAATGGGTTGGAAAGGTGTACGATATATAAATGGATTTGATTATACAACCGATGGAATCCATTTTTGTGAAGAATTTGGTATAATTTGTAAAGAATTGATTATCCAATTATTATATGAATGTAATATTTTGGAAGATTAGCCTACTCGCGTCCAAACACGTGCCATACCCAATTTGTAATGTTTTGCCCATACGGCATCTTGATCGTCAAGATCATTAAAATAATCATTAATTGTCCAAATAACATCTCTAAAATGAACCTTTGTTGGTACATCTAAACCGGTTTCAGCATAATATCTAATTATAAAATCAGAGGCTTCTTGGTGAATATGCGTATTCTTATTTCCTATATATGATACGATATCTTTCCATCTTTTTCTAATAAATATCAACGCTTTTTGATTTGGATAAACAATATCTCTTTCTAATGATATGATAAATGATTTTCTGTATTTATGTGGTAAATTATAAAATACTTTTAAAATGTTGTAATGAAGGCCACTCGGACCTGGGCCACGTCGGGCCATCATTTTCCGGAATCTGGGTACAAACTCTACTATATCTTTTTGTAGTTTTGGGTGAATGCGATGAGAGCGCAGATACTTCGCAATAGTCCGTTCTATTTCAATTGGTATATTTTTGGAAACAGATAAATCTTTGAGTAACTGGAATAATTCTGAGTTTGAAATAATAATCATTAATCTTATATATTAGGATATTGTAAATACCCTTACATATGTATAGAATTAACTGTGAATACTAAATCGATATAAGGATATTATCAATAGAAATAATATGGCCGAATTAACAGATGAAGATGAAGAAAATGATCCAGTTATGAAAGAGAATGTATCAAAATGGCTCGATTTAAGTGTAAGTATAAAAAGAGCGAAGAAGAAAGTAAGTGATTTATTGTCTGCGCAAAAGTTGATAGAAAATGAAATAATTCGTTCTATGAAAGAGAAGGAACTTGATATTTACGAGATGTTTGGTGGAAAGACGTTAAAAATTAAGAGAAAGGAATCTAAACAACCAGTAACACCTAAATGGACAAAGGAAAAATTACTAAAATTAAAGATAGATAATAATACTTCTGCTAGAACAAAAGAATTAATTAAAGAATTAATGGATGAGATAGAACATCGTCCTGTTAAAGCTATCAAAGAAACATTGGTTCATGATGGTGCCTAATAGATTTAAATCTATCTTGAATTTCGTACAACAAGGTCAGTAGCTCCTTCTGCGTGACCAATAGTTGAATTCGCTGCGCTTTCAAAAAACAGAGAGAGTTGTTCCCAAATAAAAATAACAAGAAGTAATGCTGCGATAGAAGCGATAATCATTTGTTTATCAATAGCCATATTATGATTTATTAATATATTTTTTTCTAATTTCTTCGGCTCTTTTTGTATTCCATTGTCCGCTAATATCTGATACAGGATAGAATAATGGTTTCTTACCATTTCCTAAAATGTACATTAAGTAATGTGAGTCATTTTTTTTCCTTAATGACCATTTGTCATCTATTTTCTTTATAATATTACTGGTTGGTTTTTTATCAAAAGCATCAAGTATTTCTTTTTTAGATGGAAATTCTTTTTCGTTACCCAAACCTACGTTTCTTGTACCATCATTTGCATACCAACCATATTGTCCTAGTTTTAATTCAATTTTGTCAGTAATTTTAATAGGGAGAGATAACATTTTATTTGCATCCTGCAGCAACATTTGCTCTGGAGATGTTTTAGGTGGCATAGGAGCATAAGTAAGTTTGCCGTCTATTTCTTTAGCAATCGAATATCCATAAAGCGATTTAACAATACCTATGTTATTTCCACTTGAATCAGTATCTAATACTTTAATCCAGTTTCTGGTTTTATTTGATGTTTTTTCTGGTTTCGGTTGTTTTTTTATTTTAGATGTTAGTTCTTTATCAAATTTTTTAACCAAGTCCTTCCATTTCATGTTTCCATTTGCTATTGAGTCCAGATCATTTTCCATTTTACTAGTAAAGTCAACTGATACAATACTTTCTATTGTGCTATTTTTGAAGAATTCACATACGCGTTCTCCTAGTGGCGTAACCATAAAAACGTTCGATTGGCCTCCAATTTTTTGTGTATATTTAGATTCTTTAATTTTACCTTTTGAAAGTTCCCATGAATTTAGTTCCGCATCTAACACAATATTTGTTCCTAAAACAACATATCCCTTATCTTGAATTCTATCAATAATTGTACTATACGTCGATGGTCTACCAATTCCGCTTTTTTCAAGCGTTTTAACCAGACTTGCTGGATTGTAAGGCGCTGGTGGTGTTTTTGCGTGTTCTTTAACAGTTACTTGTAATATATTCAATTCATCTCCTTTTTTAAGCTTCGGAGGCGCTGTCTCCGATGACCCCTCTGATGCACCTTTTAACTTTGTATATCCATCGAATATTAGTTTTCTAAAAATGGATTCCCATATATCTTTAACCGTTTTGGTTCGAGATGTTTCTAGAGTAAATTTAGATTCAGAGTAAACTGCTTCAGCCATTTGAGAACCGATAGATCTTAGTTTAATTAAGTTATATAGTTTTGATTGTTGAGAATCAGATGGGTTTTGTGATAGTAGATTAATTGGTCTAATTGCTTCATGCGCATCCTGGGTTCGTTTATTACCCTTAGAATATTGTCTTTTCTGAAAATATTTATCGCCAAATTCTTTAATGATCCATTCTTCCGCTTGATTTTGAAATTGTGACGATAGAGTTACGGAATCTGTTCGCATATAAGTGATGTACCCCCCTTCATAAAGTTTTTGTGCTAATTGCATAGTGTGTTTTGGACTAAAATTGTGTTTTGCATATGCAGTTTGCTGAAGTGTTGATGTAATGAAAGGTGGTGGTGGTTTTTCTTTTTTATCTCGCGTACTAATATCCTTCACTACAAATTTTTGTGGAATTAAATTTTGTAACCATTTTTCTGGGGAGGTAACGCGTGGTTTTATATGTGTGATTTTAGGTACCGATTTTGCGGATGCACTTATAATTAAAGACTTCTCACCAACCTTTTGTTCTTGTTGTCTTTCCATACAAATACGAAGTGCCGGTGTTTGGCATCTACCTGCTGATAATGCAAATGTGTTAAGATGTTTTGATAGAAATGGTGAAACTGTGAATCCAAATAACAAGTCTATTATAGCTCTTGCCTTCTGTGAATCATATAGATTTTGGTTTAGTTTACCTGGATTGTCTATAGCTTCTTTTAAAGCCCTTTCTGAAATTTCATTAAATGTAATTCTGTCTGTTTTTTTAACATTTAATTTGAGTAAATCCATTAAATTTGCGGCAATAGCCTCTCCTTCTCTATCTAAATCGGAAGCAATAATAACACGTGATGCTTTTTTCGCCTCTTGTTTTAATTTTGAGATAATCTTTTCTTTACCTTTACAAATTATATATTCGGGTTCGATTTTATTTGGATTAAACCAATCCAATGACGGTTTTAATGCATATACGTGACCAAATGATGCAATACATTTATGACCAGTATATTTTTCAATTTTTTTGCATTTGCCATTGCTTTCAACAATTATAAGTGTATTGTTCTTCACCATTACTAATTGACATAAAAATAATATTATATTAATTCGTCATTTTTTTGAATGATTATGTTTCAATATTTCCCCAAAATCTATCTAAACTACCATTTATAATTTTACCCTTTTTCTTAACGGTATTTTTATCTGGAATATGGGCATCAACATTTTCAAGATTCAATTGTCCAATCTTTAAATTAGATGAATTTGTTAAGAATGACGATGATTCCTCGTCGTTAATGTTATCGGATGGAGTATCGTCCATTTGTAATTTCAATGATACCATTGGTGGATATATTAAAGTATATGTTTTGTTGCATCTAAATTGATTAATATCCAATGTTCCACCAAATACTTTTAATAATTCTCGTTTAGGAGCTGGTTTTATTTTGTTTGTTACCTCTATCATTTGGTGTAATAACTCATATTCTTTCCATTTATCTCCGTATCTTGAACCCGAATCCATTATATAGGCACACGTGCATTCGGGTGAACAAAAATTGCCAACACATTCGTAAACACCATCACTATTTTTTCGAATTGGTAATTTAAGCGTTTTATTATTATAACTGTGACAACACCACCAACATAATTTGTCCCCTTCTTCTTCGCCTTCGGTGACTATATCTGTTATATCAGCACTTGTTTCAACATAACTACAACATCCATTTATTGGATCATAAGCAGTAGGTGTTGATAATGTAGGCTCATATTTAAGAATGGTTTCTGTTCTAAATGACTCTGAAGATTCTATATTATATTCTATATCTGGTATCTTTTTCAAATGCAATATAAGATTAGATGGTAGTGCTTCTGCTGATAGTACGGCGTCAGATAATTTAGGTAATGCATCCTGTGTTATAAATTTCTGATTCGATTTTCCACGTTTTTTTACTGTTTGCATTATAAATATATTATTTTGTATAATACTTGTCTTATATCAATTTAAGTTGAAGTTTTCATTAATATCTGGCATCCGTGGAGGAGTCGCATATTGCGGTATGCATATTGCGGTATATTAATTTGAACATGATATTAATTTGTGCTATTCATCAAAATAAGTGAAGACGGTATATATAAAAAGATGACATCTTCAGGAGAGTATTTAGAAAAATTAAAGAAAAAACAACTTAATAACTATTCGTCAACATTTTCTGGGTATAGTACAAATGGTGCCCTTGATTCATCAATAGTTATGATGGATCGTAAATTAATAAACAGTTATATGAATAAGGATACAGAGCTTGAACGTATAAGGCGTAAGAGTTCTGAAATTGAGGCACGTGTCGCCGCGGCTGCGGCGGAGGCTGATGCGAAAGCTTGTCCAATTATATTCAGGATTAAGAATAATGAATTACAGATGAAGGCAACAGATTATTTCTTATCTACTTATTCGTCAACTATTTATTTGAAAGGAGTATATGGATTATTAATTAAGGACGGGCAATTAGGAGATTTTGTCAATAACAATTGGTCATATTCATCCGATACGGGTCAGTTAAAGCTTGATCTTGCAGTGTCTAGAAATAGAGATATGTATCCTATAACTAATGAATATACAACAATAACAAAAAATTGTTCGACTAGTTTAATTAGTAGCGATGTTACAAATCCTCCACCATTATATGTTTTTGTATCCAAGTCTGCAACGGGTAAGCACGATGTTATTAAGATATCAAATAAGCTAATGTGGAAATTTCAGACTTAGAATGATGTTTAAATAATACAAATTCCATCCGTTTTATCTGCTATAAAACCCTTAAACCTTTTGTATGTTTTTATTTTTTTTCCAAAAAAATAGAATCGAGGTCTTAATATTACTTTTTGAACTAACCACGCATGACCAGTAAAAGTGTTTGTTTTGAAATGCGGACACGATTTATTAATTCTAAAACCCCATTTAACATCTCCTTTATAATTGACCCAACTTACTAAATAATCAATATCTTCGTTATTATTTTTTTCATCAAGTTTAAAAGATAGGGAGACTTTATTATGTTTCATTGGACCAGTGTTTGATTGTATAGAATTTATTTCAAATCCTGTAATAGGCGATAGTGTTTTGGCGGTGGTCTTTTCCGGCAACTCTACGGCGACGTCGCCACCATATATATTTGACAATACCTTGAATCCTAAACCATCATGTTCCGCTAGTCCACCTGGGCCAGGTTTTGGAATTTTTTTTTTATCATCAATAAAATCACCGTGTCCTCCAAAATACCACATTGATAATTCAGCAAAATATTCACCAGAATTAGATAGAGCATACGCTTTTTTTTTATCATTTTGCCATTTCATATCATTAACTGCTTTTTTCCAAGCATGTTTAATGTCATCTTTTGCTGTAGCATCTAATCCATCACCCATAATTGCATGTGCGGTTTCGTGAATAAATATATCTTTTTTATTTGGAGAATATTTACTTTTATCACCTTGATTTACAAGATTTTCTTCCGAACAAAAAACAGACGAACCATGCCGCATACCTCTACAATCATCAACACTTCTACCTTTACCTGAGTATCCACCTTTTACATTTTTCATATGTGAATGTTCTGGTAAATCTGTCATAGACTCATTAATTGCTATCAATCGAAAGTCCACATTATTTTTAATCAGATTATTATGTATATTACTATTAGTATGTCTTGTCATTCTAAGTAATCTTTCGCATGCGATATTAAAAGCAGTATTACTAACAGCTTCAGAGCCTAGAATACGAATACCTTTGCAATCGAGACGTTTTTTATAAAACTCATGTTTTGTTATATCAGGAGAAGTGATTCTGTTAGAATCTTGTTCACATAAAGCCATTGGCTGCGTAATGGTGACGAGAGCTGCCGCTATGCGATTCATTTTGATTATGATATTATAATTATTTTTTGGTTTTGCGCGCACTCTTGATTGTTTTTGTCATATCTACTATGCAACAAATAATTTTTGTACGCATATTTTTGAGTATTTTGGAAGAATTCTCGGAATCAGAAATAAGTTCTAACTTTTTTTTTCTCCATAGCTCGAAAATATAAGGACTGGTGTTTTTTTTGAAGTTTTCTTCATAGTTTTCAAGTTGATTAATTAAATTTAAAATTAGATTATCGATTGTATCATTCCTTTGTTGAGTTTTCCATTCACGACCGTCATAAATCTTAATTGTGTTTTCTTTTTTATTAGTTATTTGTATATTCATGTTTTCAGGATGTTCTAAATTAAAATGAATTATTTTTACTAGTTCTGGCAAACATACATTAACTTTCTTCATTAAATTTAATACTATATTGTCATCCATATAATTCCAATTTTCATGTCCAAATGCTTTTAGAATTATATCCATATCATTTTTCGCCACCATTGGTTCTGGAACTGGTGTGGTGTCTTTTAACGCGTTTCTAAGTGTTTCTACCTGTCTCTTCAATGTAGATAATTCTGTATACATTACCTTAAAATTATTAAGTTCATTCCGCATCCGGTTTACCTCATCCGTAAGCTCTGAATATGCTGATGCTAAGTCTAGATTTTGTGGGGCGGCCGGCACGGGCGCGTTAGCCGGCATGGGTGCGGGTATAGATATTTGTTGTTCTTGTTGATTTTTTTTATGTTTTTTTGATTTTAAGTGTGATATATAGTTATGTTTTCTGTCACTAGAAAATTGACATAATCTACATTTATATTTTCCGACAATTTGTGGATTCATAATTATATTTATTTTTATTAACTAAAATCTTATCTGTTGTTTTCGGTTACACATATGTTTGTATTACAAATATTATTAACGTAGTTTTTACAAGAAGAGTGTAATACCTGACAATTACTTAAACATATTTTGTCTGATTCAGCATCACCAAGTATGTCACCACAAATAGGACATGAATTGTTCTGTTTTTTTATAATACTTCCTTTCAAATCAGTTAGTACTAATATTTCATAATCATTATCCGGTTCATAACCGTTTGTTAAAATTTTATTTAAATCCGAATCTATATTTGTTTTTAGATCATTTATATAAATTCCAAGATCTTCATATTGTTGTTCTTTTTTTATAATTGGCTTACGAATTTTGTCAATCTCGATTGCTAGGCTTAATGTATACGGTTTACTAGTATCATTATAGTCGTATTTTAAATATATAGTTTGCAATTTTTTATTATATTTTGGTTTTTCAACACTTAATTCTCTTTCTAAGGAGTCATATTCCATCATCATAGTTGCTAGTAACTTCTTTTTCCCATACAACTCCTTCAAATTAACTGGTCTTTTCATATTGCACCTTAATTATATTATCATATGTAATCCTTAATATTAAAAACACTATAAGTGAAATACACGGTTTTATCTCTAAATATATTGCGTCGCTATATCAATAAAATAATCAATAGCATTTGTAATGGAAGAGCAATTCTTTGATAGAAAAAATTATGATACAATATATTCTGTTCTGAATGATGACATAAATGAACGTTTTGGAAAACAATTGAATCAAATACCTGTAAATGCAGGGGATATTATATATGAATCTATGGTAAATGCTTTTAATAATAAAAGCGTAAAAGATACTCTTTCAGAATTAAATAAAACAGTATTGAGAGTATCTATACCTATAATTATAGGTTCCCAAGTACGTGAAACTACCCATGCTGATGAAAAAATAGCAATATTCAAAGAGGAAGAAGAAAAAAAGAATGAAGATTTAAATGGTTCATTGGTAAAAGTTGAAAAAGAAACAGTTCCAAAAAAACGTGTAGATATGGAATTTGATCTTGATATCAATAGTTCTGATCGAAATGAATGGTTAGAAAATAGCACAGATAATGCATATTCTTTAGATGTTAATTTAGGTGCTGGTTCAACATTTGCAGGCATTTCAACACAAATCAGCTTGAAAAATGTGAAATCTGTTGATATTGCACATGTATTATTGCCAGATATTGATGGAAATCTTGATAAATATCCATTTTTATACCTTAAAATTGAGGAAATACCTGGAATGGGGCATTCTACGTCAGAAGAAGGTAGAAAATCACTTGTTAAATTAATGCGTGATAAGAAATGGTCTGAGTCATCATCATCAAATGTGTCTTATATTTTGTTTGGTAATAGAGGAGCACATAGAAGTTCCGCTGATGGATGGTGGTACACACATGACTCTCTTATTAATATAAATAAATTATCAATTCGTATTTTGACTCCAAATGGATTTCAAATACAGGGTTTTAACGATGTTTTTTTGATTACACACATTAAAGAAATGTCTGACGATTTAGAGATAACACTTAATGATAGTTTTGGTTTGAATAATTTTCATGTAGGAAATAGAATTGGATTCAAAGGTTTGTCTGAACAAGAGGATCCGGATGTAGACCCGGATATAGACGGTGATTTGGCTACCTATTTAGAAAACAATGAATTTGAAGTTAGTGCAGTAAGTACTGGTACTAAGAAAATAACAATTAAAAAGACAATATCTGGTTATTCATCAGATGGATCACCAGAATATGACGATTATGGCCCCCTCGACAATAGAATACAAGTTTCGGGTAAAATTATGAATTTGTCAATACAATCTACATTTGGATTTAATATTAAATCCACTAAATTTGCTTTTCCTGAAAAGCAGCAGATTACTTAAGAATATATATCATCGTCCTCATCGCCGTCTGCGGTGGTGGGGTCGCGAATGTCAAGTACATATTTATTAATCGAATCGATAGTCCACCCGAATTTAATAAGGTCTTTCACAACACGATTACGATTTTCTTTATCTAGTTCTATACCAATTGGTGCAGTTAAAGATTTGTCTTCATTTCTTAGTTTTAACCAATTTGACCTCGTAAATACCGAATGACTTTTTAAGCTATACAATTCTAAATCTGTCATATCTTTTACAATAGAACGTAAATGATATATTTTTGTTTTCATGTCAATCTCATCATCTTTAACTAAACCAATCAATAAGTCCTGATATTTATTGATTGGTTCTTCCGCTTCTTTTTCCTCTTTTTGTGCTCTATTAAATAATTCTATCATATAAGTACCTAAATTGAGTGAAAGTGCTTTTAATTGGGTATTGCTTGAATCTCCAATATCTTTCACAAATCTTATTTTATCAGCCCGAATAAGATTTTTAATTGTCTTCACGAACCTCTCTTGGTTGGTTGTATTGTCAAAAACTACATTGTTTGCATCTTTACTCAAAATATTATTAATAATAGACTGTAGATCGTTTTTTGTTTTTAACAAAAATTGTTTGGTATATTCTTTATCAGTAGGACCAAAATCTATATTATTAATTTTACGCCCATTCCGAAGTCTATACCAACCGTTGATAATTCTTTTTACCATCATATTTTCCAATATAATTATCCAATTTTTCAATTCCCCGCCCGTAAGCTCTTTTACAACAGATTCACGCAAATCTCCAAGTACTAAGTAATGTTTATCTCTTGGAATCATATTCATGTCCATTTCCATTTCAACAATCCATCGTTTAGAAAGTACTTTTGCTGCATAGGAATTACTAATCATATTTTCACGTTTTTTTCGAGCATCAGATTTTTTTATAGTATCATCTAATTCGATAGCCTGCGCGTTCTCGACGCGGCGCACGTGCGGCACTACACGTTTTCCTTTCTTTGTTTTTTTTTGCTTTTTCTTTTTCGGGCGCGCGGCGGATGCTGGGGCCACCGGCAGTGGGAACGTCGTCACCGTAGACGACGGGGTCGCGAGCGACTCTGCGTCTGATGATTCGCTATCTTGAAGAATATTTAATTGATTAAATACTTGTGCAGTCAAATTTTTACGTAATTCTTTCTCCTTCTTTAGTTGTAATAATAGGGAAGGGTTATATTTCTTTAGTTGCCAATAAAGCGAATCAATATCGTTTTTTTGTGGTTTTTTTATTAGTATTTCTAAGTATTTATCAATGTCTTCATCACTCATATTTGGTATATTTTTTGTTAAAGTAGTTACAAAAACTCTTTGGGCATCTGCTTTATCAGCATCTAATGCTGCCTTTTCTGCATTTTCTCTATCCTGGCTAAGCGCGTCAGCTTCAATAGCATACCATCTATTTCTAAGAAATTGAGATATTTCCTCTGGCTGGAAATATTTATTTTCAGAAGTTTCTACTTTGTTTCTGGAAACTTCTTTTACTAAATCGGTTTTACCAAAATTCTGACTTGCTAATTTCGGTATATGCCCTAAAATTTTATGTTTGGCTTTATATCTAATAAGTTTTGCCTTCTCTTTATCCATATTTTCTGAAACTGAAATCTTATTTAAAGGTGGTCTAGCAGCTAATTCCGCTGCACTAAGTAGTTTCTCGTCGACACCACCAAGTTTACTACGTTTTGTATTTCTAATTTTTAATTGTTTTTTCCTTTTCAATGTTTTTACCATTATTTATACAATATATATAAATGGTAAATATATAATTCATATTTATGAGGTTTGGTGATTATATACATAGTAGTGTAATATTTTTGCAATTCATATTCTTATATGGTATGTTTTCAAATAATATATTTTCAAAATCATTTATTGAAGATGGATTTTGTATATCTAACAAGGATAAACATTTCTTATATCAGAGTCACGCATTATCCTTTTATTCAGATACATTCTTTGCTGGTATTTTATATTTAATGTACAAATATTTAAAAGTTCATAATGAAGAACTAAATAATGCAAAATTATTGAAACCAATCAAAGAAAATATAACCGCAATTCTTTTGCATGGTTTTGGTCATTTAAATTATGCATTGCGACCCCGACCAGCTGTCCAAACCGCTTATTATTACACATTTGATACAAAGCCTAAGCGTATTATGTCTATATTAGTAATGTATAATTTTTGGTTTTATTTAATTAAAGCAGCATATTTAAATGGAACCACGAGCGCGTTCCACGGTGCCGCACTCACGAATACGATTCTTTTAAATTTTTTTATTTCTAAATCTTATAGTTTTACTTATGTTCAGACAATTCTCATGTTAATTGCATCTATATCTGAACTGAATTCTACAGATAAGGATGAATATTATAATATTAAATCAGTAATTGTTCATTTGCCGCTTACTTTTGTTGGATTGATAGAAGCTATGTATTGTGATAGTTTTATAAAAAAATATGGAGGACATTTAATTTATGATTCTACAATTCCGATATCATTAATTATTTATCATATGATATTGCGCGTGCGTCTTGGCCACTGCCGCAAGAAGCGTGCTTAAGGCTTATTTAAAAATATTAAATTAATGGAGAAATTATCAAAAAGACATTTAACTTTTTCATCATCAGAAATTAGAGAACGTAAATTATTGGCAATGCGTGTACTCAAAAGTGTGGAAAGTGATAAATGGAGTTATGTTGATGATTGGATAAAGGATAGTTGTTTATTAGAAAAGTATGAAAATAGTTCTAAATCCGCAATGATGCGTCTAATAATGGGTTCTACTATGAAGAAATGGTTAACAACTTTTTTGCATGGAAAAATAACAAATCAAAAACTAAAAATACTTGATGGGAGATATAGTTTATATGGTCCATTTTTTTGTGATAATCTTAAGATTGAATTGTTATGTGATATAAATACTCCAGAAAAAGAATTAAATATTTATGATGAATGTTCTAATCCGGGTACTGTATCTTTAGTATTAGGTGCTGGAAATATGAATTTTCTTTCAATAATAGATGTTTTTGAAAGGGTATTTATACATAAAGAATGTGTATTTTTGAAGCACCATCCGTTGCGACCATTTTTGTATGAACCATACTCAATTATTTTAGAACCATTAATTTCTGAAAACATAGTGCATATGGTTTACGACACATCTCTGAAGTCTGAACTCATAAAAAATCCGCATGTTTCACATATCCATTTTACAGGTAGTGAAAATACTTACAAAGCAATTACAAAAGAATTGTCATCCGAAACAAATGTTACTGCTGAGCTTGGATGTGCAACACCGTGGATAATAATGCCTGGTTATTGGACCGATAAAGAAATAAAAAACGCTGTTAAACAAATAGTAATAGCTAAAATTTCTGGTGGTGGTTCATATTGTATGAGTGCACAAGTTATTTTGATTCCTCGCCATTGGAAACAAAAAGAAATATTTTGTATTTCTTTAAATGAAGAGTTGAAAAAACAGACACCGGAACCCGCTTATTATCCAGGAAGTATTAAAAGGAAGAATGAAATAGTAGAGAATTGTTTTGAATTTTTGGAAAATTTTGATAATAGCATCACTTCATATCCATCAATAATGAAACGCACTTCTGAAAGAAATAACGATGTTGTACTCATAGATTGTGGAATATTAAATGGCAATTCTTCATTTAATAATTATTGTTTTGATAAAGAAGTGTTTTGTCCTGTTTTAGTTAAGGGTGAAATTGACTATGAAGAAGGCAATACTGATGATTATTTGGAAAGGGTATGTGATTTTGCGAATAAAGAGTTACACGGTTCTTTGTCTTGTAGTGTATTATTTCCAGATTCATTACATTCTGAATATATAATAGAAAAATGCATAAAACTTCTTGATTATGGTACAATAGCAATTAATATTTGGAGTGTTATTGGATATATGGCGGCACTTGTGGGTGGTACATGGGGAGCACATTATAATGATAGAAAAAGTGGACGTGGGCGTATTGGTAATATTTATAAAATAAAATATGTGTCTAAGACAATTATCCGTGGACAAAAGCTTGAAAATGAAACGAATTTTACACGACCATTGCCACCAAAAATAATAATAAATTTAATATATTTACTAACAGTTAAATGCTCTACATTTTTTGAAAAATGTGTTGCGTTATTAAAATTTATTTTTTTCAAATCATATCGTTGTGATTTAGATAACTAAAGTAAAGACTTCCCTATTAATAGTTATTATATGAGTAGGAATGCATTCCGGACGACGGCGTGGGCTATTGGAAAAGCCGGAAATAAGTTTGAAGAATATTTTATATATCGCCGCCCAGTTGGAAATAATGATGTTCATATTGCAATTAAGTATGCAGGGATTTGTCATTCTGATATTCATCAAGCAAATGGTGAATGGGGAACTGCAATATATCCAATGATACCTGGTCATGAAATTGCTGGAATAGTTGCTGCTGTTGGAAAAAATGTAACAAAATTCAAAGTAGGTGATCATGCTGGTATTGGATGTATGGTTGATTCCTGTCGTAATTGTAGTTCTTGTGCTAATGATCAAGAAAATTATTGTGAAAAAGGTGCGGTATTAACATATAATTCACGTATGAAATTTTCGCATTGTCCAGGATATTCTGAAAATCCCGAGGAGTGTGAACCAACTTATGGTGGATATTCAAAAGATATCGTATGTGATGAGAGATTTGTTTGTTTAATCCCAAAAAATATTCCGTTAGAAAACGCTCCACCTTTATTATGTGCAGGAATAACAGTTTATTCACCATTTGTATATTATGGTGTAAAGAAAGGAATGCGTATTGGTGTTGCTGGTCTAGGTGGTTTGGGGTCAATGGCAGTTAAATTCGCTAAAGCTTTTGGATGTGTTGTAACGGTGTTTTCTCGTGGTGTTGCAAAGAAAGAAGAGGCTCTTAACAAATTAGGGGCTGACTTTTATATTGACTCAACCTCGACCGCAGCGGCGGAGGTGCCGCCAGAAAATGATATTATTATTGATACAATTAGTGCAAATCATGATTTAAGTAATTATATAAGAACATTAAAGGTAAATGGTAAAATTATTATACTTGGAGCTCCATCAAAGCCTTTTGAAATAAATGCATTTGATTTATTAATGAAACGTAAATCGATTTGTGGTTCGTTAATAGGGGGAATGCGAGAAACACAAGAAATGTTAGATTTTTGTGGTACTCATAATTTATATTGTGATGTTGAAATATGCAAACCAAATTATATCAATGAAGCGTATGATAGAACTGTTAAAGGAGACGTTCGATGGCGTTTTTGCATAGATGTAAATGCAGAGTCCGTTCCCGAGGCCCGAGGCCTCATACCTATTCCTCTTTAGTTGTTAATTCGTTTTCTAGGTGGCAGCGGTGGAGGTACCATTTGCGGCCCGCGCGTTGGTGGTGTTACAACTGGTCTTGGAGGTAATGGTGGCGGGGTCATCGCCGTGCCCAGCTTCGGCCCAGAACGATTATTCTCCCTTCTATTTTTCTCGTTTCTAACTAATTTTTCTGCTAATTTAGCTGATTTTGGAGTTAATTGTGCTTCTTGTCGTTCTTCGAGGATTGAGGCTGGTGGTTGTGTAGGCGGCGGTGGCGTCGGTGGCGCAGGTACGCGCCTACGTGCGTTCGTTCTTTTTGCCTCGACCGCCGGTGCGGAAGGCGCTGCTCGTTGTTGCGGAGGCCAGACCAGATAATCCTTATTATCGGCTACTCGCAATATATCATCGCCATCTGACATTGTCCTTAAGATTTGTATACAATCCTTAATACCAAGTGTACATAATAAATAAGAAGCTATAACAACTGTTACAGGATCGTCACTAATAGGATTACCGTGAAGAAACTTTTCCTCATTGGGGAGCAAGTAATGTTTTAGGAGTAAATACCCATTCCATTCATTACTGATAGGGATATATGAACACAATATAATACTTCCAATGTCTTCTTTTGTAAAAGATATATTTGATACTAATTGCCTTGCATATTCAGAAGAATTTTCTGTATTATTTATAGTAAAATCTCTTATAGAATAGAGTCCAACTTGAAGTATATTTAATCCAAAAAATCCTTTTTTAAGTATTTGTTCTGAATTACATAAAGGTTTCCATAATTTACAAAGATTTTTAGCATATTTGTAAATATAATCTTTATTGTATATTTCTGATTCTTTTGAAGAACAAAAATCCTCACCAAAATCTATCAAGTAAATCTTATATGATTCTGTTACAAGCATGTTTGGTGGTTTAACGTCAATACAAAAAACATCATTTTTTATAATTTTTCTATATAATGCTACAGACTGTGATACTAAATTTGGTATAATTTCAAAAGTACATTCTGGTGAATCAAAAAAATCTGATAGAGAACCATATTCTGAAAAATCTGTTATCATTATTGCGTGTGTATTTTCCCCCGAGATAAGGTCATTCTTAACAAAAAAAGCATCAATAACTTTTGGAGAAATACCTAGTTTTGAAAGACGAATGGTTAATAGCATTTCCAAAATTAGTTCATGTGCCTCTTCACTATCAGCTGTTATAGGATCCCGACTTATTCTATATGCATACTTACTATCAGGTGTCTTGTATACCGAATTATATGAACCCATTGTGATAAATTCTAATTCAGGAGGGGGGACAGGTGTAAAAGACATTTTATTTACAAATGATATTCCTAGAACTGTTTCAAAAGGTTTCGTGATTTGATTATTTTTAAGACTATAATACAATCTTTTTTGATGATTTAACAGACTATTTTTTATACGGGAACTAATATTCTTAAATAAGCTATTCGAACGCCAATTTATTATTTGACCTCCCATCTTCTTATTTTGATGTTTTTTCAAAGTTTGTTTTTTTTTCTTTTTGAACAGTCCTTTCTTTTTTCTGGATATTGGATCATTCGCCATATTAATACTTTAAAGATTTTTAATGTTATGTCGCATTTATGTTTGGTAATTAATATAATTATATAAATAATGTATTCAAAAAAGCAGCTTAAAAAGCTGCAGTTTACAGGCGGCGGGTTGTTTGATGGACTGGTTAAAAAAGTTTGGCCAAATATCCATAAGACGCGATCCAAAATTAAACTTTATTATATAAAAAAGAACGGTGAAGAAGAAGTATATGATAATATACCATTGGATTTACCAATTCAAGTAATATTGAATCATCCCATTGAAAGTAAAATGTCAATTGTTTATCCCTATTCACCACACCCTGAGTTTGGTATTACATCTTTACTAACAAATGATAGTTTTAGAAATCAAGGTATAAATGAAGAATTATTAAATAATTGTTGTCCAGATAATATAATTAAAATAGGAGAAATTCCGAATGATAGAATATCGTGGGATGAATATGCGAGAGACCCTCATGTGCCTCGAGCGCATGCCGCAAATACACAAAGAATACCGAATATAATATCTTGGAAAACACAAAACAGGCAGTTGGATCCCAAAGAAGCTATTCCGGAAGGAACTCAACTTGATTCTGATACAGATTTAGATGATACTGAATATGGAGCATCACTTCTATTACCATTGAAAGATAATGAATCTGATACAGATTTAGTTGATACGACTAATGCAGCATCACTTCTATTATCAATGAAAGATAATGAATCTGATATGGATAAAACGACTTATACGTTTGATACAAGCTCTACCAAAAGTGGAGGTGGTAAAAAAAGTAAGCGTAAACCCAACAAGTCTAAAGAATTTGATCATAATTTGCAAATTAAAATCATTCAAGTACAAAATGATAATGAAAAAGAAAAACTATCTTTTATTCTTCAAAGCAACAATGGTGAAAAATACAAAGAAAATATTCTCAGAAAAATGTTAAAAAATGGTAAGTTTTCAATGTCCGAAACTGAAGAACTTCTAAATTCAATAAAATATATGCCATTTGCCATTGAAAATGTTGATACAAAAAAATTTGAAAATATACAAATTCGCTATTTTCCAGACAAGATAAAAGAAAATGAAGCTATGAAAAATAGTATATCTAAAATAAAAAAGGAACTAGTAGATTTACATTTATTGAAATTACAGAAAGAAATTCACTTTGAATATACGAATAAATTTAATAAGTTCTTCAGTCGCTTCATCACAGCCGCATCAATAGAGGAAGAACGCAGGACAGGAGCCCGCTCTCTCGACGTCGCGCTTTCGCTGGATATTTTCAATTCGCTAGAAAAGGAATATGACCACATCAAAAAAATGTATCGATTTTTTGAATTTGAACAGACTTTAAAAAACATCAAAATCAAATCGGGCGAGGACCTCGCCGAGGCATTCGAGCGGGCGACCGAGGCACAGCTGCGCGGCGAGGTGGCCAAATCGGAGACTGGTAATACTGTATGGAAAGAAGGGATACAATCATGTGCAACACTAGCTATACAAAATCTCAATGTGATTGACGCATTCAAATCCGTCAAAATGGATGGGATGCCAGATACATTACCAAATTATATTTCAGAATCTTTATGGAAATTAAATAATAAAGCGATGCAACTGAAAGGGTTTGATGAATATTATAATATGATGAAAAATGCAAGTGACGAATATGAAGAAAGCCTTCGAATATTGAATAATGTACTTGAAGATGAAAATAGAGGTAAAAAATTAAATCAAGTATTAAATCTACACAAAGAATTAATCGGAGAAATGGTAACAATACACACAAACGAAGGAAAAGAATTGTTTAAACTAAAGGGAGAAATGAGAGAAGGAGAAATAATAGAAAATTTGATGTTGCGAAATAAAACTTCTATGTTGACAAGCACCTTCGGAAATGAGAGTATAAATGACAATTCTGAAAAGAAAGAACCTGAAGATGCTACCCAGGATGTCTCGAATCCCCTTGATAGGCGTGAGGCACTGATTAAGCGCCGCGAAGATGCCGTTAGCGAGCGCGAGCGGCGGCTGGACGCGCGGACAAAGGCGCAGGCGCCGCGAATTCCGCCCGAACTCGATCTTGATGATAAACGAACAGTAATAGAAATACTAAAATTTTTTGTAAATAGATTACCAAAAGACTGGACAGGGGAAAATGGTGGAAATATTTACAAAGAGGTTTTAAAGGCTAGTCTTAGACCACCAGATGGAAAACCTACTAAAATAGAACACCCAGAAAACAAAGGCGTTATAATTTATGCTGTAGATTGGGCAAAAGATGAACAAACATTACAACAATTAGTAAATATACTTGAATATTTTAATTATATTACACAAAATAAACCCATATATAATGAAATAGGACCAAATACTTTAGATACATTGAATAATGCAGTAAACATAATATTAAGTGCGGAAGCGTATAGTAAACGACAAATCAATAATCTTGCAGAAGATATTATAAATATTAGAAATGCTCTTTTTCCATCTAATCATAGTATTGAAATGTGGAAAAAATATGATGATATTAAGAAAACTTATAATGGTTTTCGAAATTATTTAGTACGAGTAGGTTGGCGCTTTCATCCATCAGAAAGACACGCGATTCCCCCGTTAGGCTCAAAAATCTATAAAGATAATGACGGAAAAGATCTCAATAATACAGAATTTAAATTAGTTAGTGAATTGATAACCTTGTTTAGTATATTATTACCAAAAAATACATTTTTTCGTGAGAAAAGACTTTATGAGCTGGAAATGTTTCTTGAAATATACAAACCTAAAAATATTGATGATATACCTCAAAAAAGTTTTTTAAAAGGACAAATTGAACAAACCGATTATATCACAAGCATTCTCAAAGGAATACTTGAATTACCAAGTGATAAAAATAAGTACACACCATCACAATTATCACCTTGGAGAATATTAGATGTACATAAAAAATCTCCTATTGTTTTAGAAAAATTATTAGAAGAAGAAAAAAAGAGACTAGACGCGGATACTCCTGAAGGATATACTTTCAAAGATATAATAGAACTATCTGATAAAAAAATTGATAATTATCTTAAACTAGACCAGTTAAAAGAACAGGATGATGAGGCTATTGAATCAACTATTTCACCAATTGTTGATGAACTTATTAAAGAAACCGCTACAAATAGTGATTATTTAAACGAAATTATAGATGAAGCAAGAACCCAAGAAATACAAAAAGAAGCATATTTTACTGATTGGATACATGTTGATTCAGATTCAGATACTCCATCATGGAAATTAAGAAATCGTGATAGTGACAGTGATAGTGAAGATGATAAATTGGGTGTGGAAGAATCCAAGATAGAATCACGCATACCACCTATCATTAACTCTGCTAGCTCTGAGGAAGACATGTTGCCAAACCTGGCAGAAGCGCTCGATGCCATGCGCGACCAATCAGCCAGGTTTCGGAGCGCGGAGGCCGAGGCCAATGCCAAGGCGGCCCGACTCGAGTCGCAGCTCCACAGATTAGACGCCCAGAATGCAGAAGCGCCTAATTCATCATCGGAAGATGATAAATTGGGTGTGGAAGAATCTAAGAGAGAATCACGCATGCCGCCTATCATGATCTCTGCTAGCTCTGAGGAAGACCAGTTGCCAAACCTGGCAGAAGCGCCTAATTCATCATCGGAAGATGATAATGAGGACTTAACTGGTGGAAATCCAAATAATGAATATATTGATTATTGTCTAAAAGGTGGGGGTAAAAAAAGTAAAAATCCCAAAAAGTCAAAAGATAAAAAAGATAAAAAAGATAAAAATCGTTCTTCTTTTGATAGTCTGTCTAGAATAATGCCTAACGCAGCTGAATACATTAGCCAAATAGCTAGTGGGGGTGACTGGAGAATATTACAAGCAATTGCTGAGCAAGATATGGATGGACTCTTTTTGGAAATAAATAGATATGGATTCGACATAATAGATGTTTGGGTAAATATAAATCTATTATTAGAATTATCCAAAGAAAATAACTATGTACAGCGCCTCGATACTAACACTGGCAATATTCAAATGGTTTCAATGGGAATATTACCTCTTAATATGCGTAGTGGTTTTGATGAAAATGGTGAATTTAACAAATTTATATCTAATCAAAATGAAAAAACGGGTTTAAGCGTATTGGACTTATTATTATTGGGATTTTACGGATTATTAAAATATGAGGGCTTAGCATTGCTTATCGATTCTGACAAATTTATGATAATAGCGGAAAGATATAGAAATATTGTACAAGATAATCCATTACAAAAACATTTTCAAAAATATTTAATGGTAGATGACCTACCAAAAGGTTTCCGCAATCCACTTTGGTATCATGTTATAATATTAGAATTAGTACAAATAATAGCTAATATTTCTAATACCTCTACTCGTGAAAATGCTACTTTAATAGAGAACAATATGGCTTTTTTTGAAAAAGCGAGATTTTATTCAATGAGTATAATTTGTTTTATAGATTATTTATTTACAAGGAAAGAATTTATAGAAAAGGGAGTTACGGAATATTTAATAACAAGACTATCAATAAATAATCACCAACTTAGTAATCTTTTGTTAACAATACTCTATGTATATAGAGATTTAAATTTTGCTAGTTATGATGCTGTTGCTATGGGAGATATGACAACTAGTATTGATGGACATCAAAGATATAAATTAGCAAAAGCATATTTGAAATATGGAAAACAAATGAAAGAAATATCAAAAAAATTACAAAATACACCGGATTTTCATAGTGATGACGATGTAGACAATGCTTTAGATGAAATCAATAACTCGAAAAAGAAATATTTAGAAAAACTTGAAAAAGCTATTTTAAAAATGAAAAATAGTGAAAAAAAGCGCCATGACAGAGAAAGCGCTCCGATAAAAGATATTAGAGATGGCCAATCATATAGTGCAAAACAGATGCTTGATAAAATTAACGGAAAAGAAATAGAACAAGATGACGAAGAACAAAAGGCATTGGAAGACAGGACATTGGCTTCAGAAGCGGTGAGAGATGCCATGATTGCTGAATTGGATAGAGTAAAGGCTCAAGCTGTTGTAGCTAAGGCAATCTCGGATTCTAAATTAATAGCCGCACAGATAGAGCTGGATAATGCTAATGCTGCAGCCGCGGCTCGAGCTGCCCTGGTCGCTAAGTTAGATAGAATAGTTGCTGAGAGGGTTGCAAAGGAGGCGTTAGAGGCATTAGAAAACGAACCTTTACTCGAAGGAGACGCATCTGATGATAACGATGACGCATCTAATGAACAAGCTCTCGAAATCGGATTAGCATCTGAACATATATCTGAACAAGAAAAGGCAGATATAATAAAAGCTGTAGAAAATTCTCTACAAGATCAACCAATCCATTATTCAAATGAGACTGAAGATGATGAAAAAGATGAATTTGATGATCTTCCGATTCTTTTAGATAGAGATGCGGTTTAAATAAAATATAATGTACTTCTATTTTTTAATTTATGGGTTTTATGAATAAATGCAATATCCATATTTAGAATGGATTCAATAGAAAAAATTTCAGTACAAAATCAATTATTAGATGTTAACTCTAAGCTTTTTAATATATTTGACGAAAAGAACACTGGATTTGCTAACATTACGGATGTAATAACATTTTTAACGGGACAATTTCATTATGATAAAGAATCTGTAAATAAGGTTATGATAAGCAGCGACATCCTTAACACCGAGTCAGATATCAATCCGCTCATAGATATTAAGCAGTTTAATGAATTAATAGTAAAATTTTTAAACAATTCCATACATTTGTTTTGGGTTTCATTTGAAAATCGAAACATCTCAGATGATTATGATAAATTTTCTCGTTTTTTTGGAAGTCCTGAATCTATTAAAGAGAGATATGGAGGTACTATATCGTTTACATACCAAAAAGCAGAGTTGCTTATTATAAAAGATTATATTGAAACCTGTAAATCATATATGAATATTTATAAAACGATCTAGCGTTTATTTATATATATATTTATAAGCCTCATCTAATAATTCTACAATTTTCATATATCCTCTTTCAACTGCAGATTTTCTTAATAAAACATACATCTCCGCGTCTAATACACCATTTCCAATCATTTCTATCATCATATCTATATTTCCAGTATTTACAGAATAAAGGAGTTTATCTTTATAAGAATAATTAGCGCTATTATAAAAAGTTTCGTCGTCGAAATTGGTATCATCGTCATCAACGGGAATAGTCATGTCATCGTCATCAACGGGAATAGTCATGTCATCATTTGTCATTCTCCAGTCTGGAGATTCTAGCATTGAGCTATTGACACTGACTGTTTTTGAAGTATTTGAATCTGGTGTCCAGGGCGTAAGTTGCCGGCTATGTCGGGGTGGTGTTGACGGTGGCAATTGACCACCTCCGACCCGTTTGGAACGGTTGGTGTTTTTTTTCTTGGTATGTTGATTATTCAACAATTCATCAATCGTTTTCCGGAGCATCCGATTTTTTGGACGTGCTCCCCCGATAAATGTTCCAATAACACCAACAACATCGGGATTCATCGTTGAACGTGACATAACACCTATCGATAATGACTTTACATATCTGTTTAATAAATTTAGTATATCTTTATTTGTCGCTATACCGATTGCAGTTAAACCCGTTATATTTTCTTCGTAAATTAAGTTATCGTCGGCATATTTTAATAAATTAATTACATTTCTCAGTGAATTATTCATAACAGCAATATGTAATGGAGTTTCTTGAAAGTTGTTTTTAATATTAATTGTAGCTCCTGTATTTATGAGAAGTTGTGTCAAGTTCGGCGAGTCTTCCGCGGCTGCATAATGTAAAGCAGTATTACCCCTGCTTCCTATACCATTTCCCTCTCTTGAATCAATATAAGCATAATTAAGTATTAAACTCAACACATCTAATTCACCCGATGCCGCGGCAATATGTATTGGTCTTTGACCGTATTCGTCGATTGATTCTACATTTGCACCTGCTTCAATAAGTGCCGTTATTATAGAAACGTTACCCATTTCTGTAGCACTGTGCAGAGCAGTATCAAGAGACATATCTTTTATATCAATACTCGTTTTTATTAATTCTAATACTGAATCTGTATCATCATTTTTAATCAAATCAATTAAATTTTTAGAATAATCTTGCTCTTGCAGCATTATATTATACAAATAAATTTAAAAACCAATTTTTACTACCGCCTAATTGCGTTGATTCTGCTTCAATGATACTCGCATCGAATGGTGAGCTCGCCCGGTCCGAGGCGGGCGCGGGCGAGCTGTCGAACTGTTCACTTTCAGTTGAACTCAATATTGAATCGTCTAATAATGATTTAAAAACATCATAATCTGGTATTTCCGGATGTCCATTAACTAGAGGTAAATGAATAATTATTTGATTAAAACAACTATGTGAGGTTGGCATGGAGCGTATTTCTCGACCATCACTTGTTTTTCTGATTATTCCATCATAGTGAATTTCGAAATGCATATTAGGTGGTGGTGCAACTGTTGCAGTTGCAAAGGTAATAAAATCTTCTAAAGTAGGTTTATTTTCTGGTGTTATAGATAGTTCTTGTATATATTCAATGAAATGCTCGGTGATCTGCCGATGTATCGAGCGTACATATTCAATATCGTTAAATGCACGCAACTCTTCTCTCCGGATATAACTTTGAAACATTGCCAAAATTGCATTTCTACTATATTCAGAATTCAATTCAATTGTTTTTGTAAAGGCAATAACATTTAAATAAAATTGAATATCCGTATATACGTTTCCTCTCCAAACAAAATGTCGCGGTTCTTCGAGAAAGCCGATGCGCCTTTCGTATGCTGACATGTCATCATCAAAGTAGTTGTCTTTTGATAACCACTCTAAATGAGACAATAATCCCATTCTAAAAAGCTGAAAGTCTTCAACAACACCTTTTAAAAACTCCTTCTTATATTTGGCAGCTTCGGGTTTTCCTTTTATTTCATCATCCGTTATATGTATATTGTTTGTAAAATTGCGAATTAAATCAATTAATATCCCATCTCTATTGAAATTAATATCTGAACTAAAAATATCTTCATATTTATCCATACCCATTTCTTCTGCTATTTTATTATAATTTGCTTGTTCAATATAATCACATTCCGAATTATCTTTGATAATTCGGCATAATATTTTCAAATTTTGCTCTCTATTATTTGTACAATACGGTTTACAAAATAATCCTGATGCATAAATTATTTTCACGAATGGTACATATGCATTTTTTTTAACTTTTTCTCCTCCTATTGTTAAAAATACTAAATTAAATAATTCATCATCTATAGATAACATTGAACTACAATCGTTAATACTGGCTAGAATCATAAAGAACAATAATCTTTTCCATAATGGTAATTGGAAAAACGTTCTATTTTCTTCGTTTAAATACAGCATTTCCGCTTCTCTTTCTGGTGTATAATTACGTATGTGTCTAAAGAAATAGTTGTCTAAATAATTGACGGGTGGTGCATCTTTTAATATTTTCTTAAATTCTTTACCTAGACTATCAAAAAAAGATTTTGTTGGACCACCATGGTCCATTATATCACCATGTGCTGCAAAAGTAGGACTTGTAGCTCTTTCTCGTTTCGATTCTTCTGATTCACCTGCACCTACTCCGAAATCATATTTAGTGAAAAAGAGGTCTGTTCGAATAGTACCTCGACTTTTGTCAGGGACTTTCCAGGAATAATTGACACTGTTGTCAGTCCACATGTCTATTGTTCCTTTATCCCATGCACATGCAAACTGATGTAGGCTTGGATATTTACTCATTCCTAAAATATCATTATAACTGACTGGTTCGGGCCGCCAAGGCTCGAGGAGCTTTCGTTCCTCGTTAGTCAAATCTGACAGATTCGCTGCATGTGGTGCGTACAATTCAGACACTTGATTTTGCCAAAATGATGCCACGTTCTTACTCAACGTAATATATGGGCTTCGTTGGAATAATTGTGCTTCGTTGTAGCCGCCTTGAGTTAAATATAAATAAATTCCATTATTTGATATTTGATCTCCAATTAATTTAAAATTTTCGAAATTGCTTCTTGATTGTGTACTGACCATGGATGTTTCTAATTGACGCCATAATGAAATAGTTCTATTTGCATTAATTAATTCTTTACTGGTATGACATATATTATCAGGAGATGACCATGCTTTTAAGTGTGTAATCATTTTGCCTGTTGTATCAACTGTCCTACTATGTAATCCTATTATAGTTTTTAGTAAATTTGAATATTCAACTATAAGATTATGTGTTGAAATACTCTTCGCAAGCTCGTCCGAGATGGCTGTGGTGGCGTGGTCTTCCTTTGTTTCAGAGAATTCAGTTTCTTCCTTTGTTTCAGAGAATTCAGTTTCTTCCTTTGTTTCAGAGTATCTGTTTTCATCTTCATCTTCATCTTCATCTTCATCTTCATCTTCTTCTTCTTCTTCATCTTCATCTTCTTCTTCTTCTTCTTCTTCATCTTCTTCATCTTCTTCTTCTTCTTCTTCTTCATCTTCATCCTCTTCTTTTTCTTCTTCCTTTGTTTCAGGATATCCATGTTGTTCTTCTTCTTCTTCATACACATTTTCATCTTCATACACTGGATAACGCAATTCAGACTCTTTTCGCACCAAAACGCCTCCAGTAAAGTTGGCTCCGCGCGGATGCGGAAAAAGCTTTACTTCATATAAATGTTCGCCATCGAAGTTGTCTTGAGTCGGTATTTGACCCTGATACCGCCAAATTATGGCGTTGTACCACTTCCCTATCCACATAGCTTGTACTTTAGTATTTATAGGAAAAGTCTGACCCTGGTCCGTCCAAGGACTGACTGGAACTGTTCCGATGGTTTCGTCGTCTTGGTCGGCCAAATAATTCAGATCCACACGTCGTTCTCCGGAATCTGATATAATATCCCAGAATTTCCCTCTGAAATATGATTTATGCATTAAGATATCGAACTTCTTCCACACGTTTGGAATATTTGCCTGGCGTGTGAATGCGGGTATTCTTTGCAAGATCTCCATGGTTTTGTCGTGAATTATTCCTTCATACTGGAGGGCTTTTATTTTATTTATCATATTTTTAAAACTCTGAATCTCCCATGGTGTAGTCTCGATTTTTAGGAGATTTTCAAATATGCTAATCATACGTTCTCCTTCGCCTTTATTAAATTGTTCGCGATAACCCGTTGTATCCATGAATGAGTTTATAACATTAGTCATAGTACATTTTTTTAGTAAATATAACAAAAGTGGTGCATTTGTATCTCCACTACTACCATGAGTGACAAATAATTTTCGACGATTTACGAATTTTTCTTGTAGTTTTAGAGGGGGAGTATCAAAATTATGTCTTGTTAAACCTTCATAAAATTTATAGTCATGTTTGAATTGTTTGGTTGGTTTATCGCCGGTGTGTAACATCAATTCATTTAATTCATCCAAAAAGAATTTTTTGTTTAATAAAATTCCTTTCTGTCCGAATCCATATTCTGTATTTGTGGCTGTCATATTCTCTAATTTATTTAGCTTATCGTAGTAGTGTCTATTATCGTTCTTATTCCAAATTTTTTGAAATACTTCTATGTGGAAATCCAAGAACATTGTATTGGTCCTAAATTCGTTCGGAAAAAATTCTTCACCACATTTTACACAGAATGTTATATCTGGATTACTTACAATTTTTTTACAATTTGTATTTCTACATATGTTTATTCCGTAATGATATTCACTATTCTTATATTTAAAATATCTAATTTTGAACGGTTCTCCTAATATTTGCAAATCACTATTCTTAATTGAGTGTGTGCAGCGTATTAACGGTCCCGCATCGGCATTGTAATTCATAGTGTTCATACTTGCATTATTTGCAATAGTTTCAGTATATTTATTAAGATTGTGTTTTTTAGCAAATTCTAAAATTTCTCCATAATTATCGACTTTATATCTCATGCTTTTAATATGGTGATGTGATTTCTCATGTCCTTTATTAATATTTTTAAAAAACTCTAATTTTTGATGTTTAATAAAATCATTAACATCTAGTGGTGAATACCCTTTAAATATCAATTCGAAAGATTTATCTATATTATTTAAAAAATGTTTATAGGGGTGACGCGGTTCGAGAATGACCGAAGCCGCCGGTTTCACGAGTGCCTCATTGCGCTGAATGTCGATGCACTGCTGCCACAGGTCCGCGCCGACGACTGATGGTGCCTTCTCCATCAGCGCCTCAGTCAAGGAGGGGATCTCGCCCGCGTTCCGCTTCTCCTTCAGGTTCTTCCCTAACAACTTAAGCGCGTGGCGCTGCTCTTCCGAGAGCATCGGCGCGATGTCCGAGAGCAGCCTCGGCAGGTTCGGCTGCCAGCCTTCCGGGAGTCTTGGCTGTGGTGTTGTTATCTCTTTAGAATGAGATGTCAATATACCTTTTCTAATATCATTCTTAACGTCTATGTTTAAAAAATGAACGCTTGTCTCGGCCGGTGCCACCTTCGGGTCATTGTTATTTTGTTTTAAATAGCAATGCAAAGCTCTCCATTCGTATAAATTCTGAATTAAATCAGAATAATCATATCGGTTATACATAAATATCAATTCTACAGTATTAATAAATAGGTTCAATGTTTCATCTTTATTAGGATGTTTACTTACAAAAGAAGCAGACAAACATTTTTCCGAATCAAAATTTGTAATATTACTAATATGAGCATAAGCACAATCATCCCAATAATCGTTTTTTAAACGACGTTTCCTCAGTACATCTGATTGATATCTAGTAAATTGATGCTTAATTTTATCAAAAAAATTGACGAAACTATCTATAATATCTTGCATATTCGTATCATAAACCATGAATTCATGTTCTAGCTTTTCTGGTATCATAAACATTATTTGTATATTCGATGGACGTGTACGAAGTGTTCTGCGCTTCTTGGGTTCTGGCGTCCAGGAGCGCCCAAGAATTCCCATTGACATTTCGGCAATGTATAAAGCGAAATCGCCGCATATTATTCCTCCAAATTTATTAGAAAATCTTACTAAAGATTTAATAGTTTCTAAATGTTCCTTTCTAATACCAGGATCGCCAATAGTTTCGAAAATAATAGGTCTTAGTAAAGTATCAAAATTTATTGAAGGTATTTGTAAAACATCATTTTCTCTAATATTTTTATGTATATTTAAAAAATGTGTTGGTTCTATTGCATCTTGGTGATGTAATATTCTTGGTTTTTGTATAGAACGATATCTATCTGGAGAAGGAACTGGCGAGTTAAATCCAGTTCTTTCTCTACGATGATGTGCATCTTGCCTCGTCCGGCCTCCGGCCACAGGTGGTCTTAACTGAATATCATGAATTCTGTTATAATGTAATAAAACATAATGTTTACGAAATATTGGACGGAGTTCTGAATTAATATTTCTGACATCTTCTAAGATCGAATTGCCATGTACCGCTCGTGATATAATAGGTAAATCATATATATCAACCGAAAACCCTCTAGCTGAATTACAAATTACAAAAAAAGATTCACCATCTGAAGAAAATTTTGCTCCATGTATTTCATAATCAGTAGTAAGTACCGTCGGATTATGTTTCCATAAGTATTCTGGACCTGTTAACGATACAAAGCGTTGACCAGTCGGTCTTTCGGGCATTTCTTCTCGTTCAAGATGTGGTGTTCTTACTAGATAAACGGAAGGTGATAATCCGCTTGTACCGGATTTTGCTGAGCTAATTAATAATATGTTTTCATCACGTGGAGAAAATGAAACATCACCAAAATTCTTTACTGTTTTTGGTGATGTTGGGACAGAAGTATCATTTAACCATCTAATTTCCCAATTATTATACCAATTATCATCCCAGCTGATCATAGTTCCATCGCCTGTAACCGGGTTTCTTACGTTAAGAGGATTTGTTCCGTCTGGGTAACATTTCCAAACTCTAACAACAATTATATCGGGTTGCTGGCCTTGGTCTATTACTCCTTTAGTAACAACCCAATTATTATTAAAACTAAATCCACCATTAACCAAGCCACCGAAGTTTTGAAATGAATCCCTACCAATTAAACTAGAAATTATAGTGAATTGGTGCTCCTGGGCAGTGCTGTCTATCCCATCACAACGATATATAATTATATCACCATTGTCCCAAGATACAAGCAACTTTAAAAATTTTGCGGCCCGTCGGTGGGTAGATGACAAAGTTGGCTGATTTGAAAACATAATATCTGTTACTATTCTTGGTGGTTGTCCCCAAGCGATGTTAGTAGGATGAGGAAATAAATTATCGGGGATTTGATAGACCGGTTCAATCTGTTCCATTCTTCTTTGTGGAATAGAGCGGATAGTTATAGAAATCTCTTCTGTAATATATAATAGATTTTTGTTGTTTTTAGTATCATAATAGTGCGAAGCTATTATATTATTTCCTTTGTGATCTTTTCCATAAATTGATTTTGTTAATACAAATTCTTTCTTTAAGTTACCAGAAGTATCTATCATATTACTATCATAAATCCAATTAGATGCTATTTCACTACCTATACGATCGTACAGTGGTGTATCAATATCATGAATGTATTGACTATTATAGGAATAAAAAAGTATTCTCCTACCACATCCTGAAAATTGAAAACCACTGCGAATCCAATAATTCTGCCTGGCGAATTCTTCATCTGGGTTTTCGAACCAGTTATATTTATTTAGATGAGTTGCAATTGGTGTTTCGTTTTCTATGTGATTTATTCTGATATAATCCTCTGTAGTATTATTTTCAAATATTTTTCCATAAAAGCCAATGAATGTATTATTATTTATAGGTGGCATAATATTTGCACGCGTACCAGTAGGTGAATGCATTGGTGAAGGTCTATTAATTCCACGTGGTGGTGTATTAATCGGTGTAATAGGTGCTTCTTCATATTCATCTTCTTCCGCAGGCATAATCATACCTGTATCATCAACATTAATTACTCCTATTGTTGAACTCGCCACTGCAGATGGTGCTGGAATTCCTAAAAACGGAACATCCGATGTATTATCATTAATATTAGGAATTGATGGAGGAATTGATGGAGGAATTGGTGGAACGTCTGTATTAAATAATGAAGTACCGACTATTTCATCAGAATCAACTGTACTCCCTCTTCTACCCCTATTAACAATAGGCGGGTGTCTGCTGGTTAGAGGAGATGGTGTTGTAAAATGTCGAGGAGATGGTGTTGTAAAATGTTGAGGAGATGGTGTTTCTTGGGGATGCGGGGTGTCATTCCTAGTTTGATGAGGTGATGTTGTCGAGTCTGAATCCCACTCGAGTATTATGCCGTCCTCTTCGAGGTTGTGCCGGAGCGCCGCGTTCTCGGCTTCGAGGACCACGGCCCGTGCCGTCCGCCGTGCCGCTTCCGCTTGAAGTTGGCGCCGCCGGCCGCGTTCGAACGCGATCTCGGCGGTGAGTTCAGCCGCCCGGCGCTCAAGTTGGCGGCCTTCGAGCCGCGCGCGTTCCCGGGCCGCGACCAGCCGCGCGGCCAGCTCCTCGGGGGTAGTATCACTATCACGACTACCAGATGGAGTTGCACGGGGTGAACGACTGGTCTGTTGAGACAAAGCTTGTTGAGCTGTTTGCATAATAGCAATATCATCAAGACCATGTCTATTTAGTGCATTTTGAAATTGAACTTGTGTGTGTCTTGCGACGTCTTCGTGGACCGGCTGAATTCCAGATATTGGTGTTGGTGCATGTGACGGAATTGGTGGCGACGTGGCGTCGTCCGGCGTGCGCGCACCACGGTGTGGTGAATTAGTTGTCATTGCTGCCGAAAAAGCACGAAATGCAGATTCGGGTGGTAATCTTTCAGTATTTTGAGTACCAGTGTTTCGTACAGTTTCGAGCCTTAATCGCGGTACAAAAGTTGGAGGCGGTCGCCGTGGTGGACTTGGTGATTGACTTACCGTATCTGATGTTTCGTTTGTTTGAATACCATCCGTATCTGTTGATGTTATGGATCCAATTCCTGTGGGTTCATTATCGTTATCGTGTTCTGATACTGTTGCTGTGGATTCAGAACGAGCATCACGGTCACGATGCCACATTCCAGACCTTATACTGTCAGTATTTCTAGAATCGTCATCATCATTATCTGAATCGTTAGAACTATTCATTACTTATTAAATATATCTATATTTTTTGTAATAGAACTCAAGTCATATACTTCATTTACATAATTAATAAAAGAGTCTAATTCTATTTTAGTCATATAACTTGCGAATAATACAAGTATTAATTCATCATTTGGATAACTATCTTCCAAAAACGATAAATCCAATAAAGAAACCATGTCATCATATGGATATGGTAATCTTGATAAAAAATTTATAAAATTATTACTAAGAACCAACTTAAGTGGTTTTAATTCGTTTAAAAAAAAACATAAATCAGAATACACCCACGATGCGGAAAGTTCGTTCAAATAATTCGGGGCATATAGATTAGTATCTCCTGGTATATGAAAATGATAAATACCATACAATTGTATTAATCTATGAATGCAATACACATTTTTTATTCCAACATTTATTAATTTTCTATCATGGTCTATTATTGGATAATATCCTAATATATGTTGTTTAATGTCATCTGGTAAAAATTGTATAAGTTCTGAATTCATTGTATTATAAGTTTAATCTTTTATTTTTAGGTAGCGTTTAAAACAATAATATCTCGTTCATTAAGAAATTCGTTTAATGTATCAAGGTTTTCATAATATTGGTCCATTAGAAACTCAAGATCGCGTAGTTCAGGTGGTGCATTTGCTAGTTCATCATCTAACCAGCGACGTAGTCTTAAATGTGATGGCATTACACCATTTTCGTTTTCAAGGTCTTGTCTGCGAATTCTTTCATTTGGATTTATAATATTATTGCGAAGAGCAAAATCCTGTATTCTTTGAAGATTGGTCTGTAATAAATTTCTTGTATTTACAACACTAGAATGCGCATCGTTTAGTCTAGCAACAATACTAGGAGTGAATTGAGGTCCATATAAATTGCTGGGAATGTCTGGTTGGTCTTGCGCATCGAAGATGAGTGCATCACTAGCAGCTCTTGCAAGCTGCTGCAGAAGAGACGGCACTTGGCGAATCGGGAGGGCGTTGAGCATATTAACTGAACCAGGGGTTTCGGTGAGAGCGATTTCCTCCCCCAAATACTCATTTATTAGTTCTGTTGCTAGTTGCTGTCGAAGGCGACGTTCATCTTCGCTTTCTTCGCGCATGATATCGTTCCACACGTCGTGACGCCGACGCTGTAATTCGCTTTCCCAGTGAGGAGGCGCGGGTGCTCCTCGAACGCGCGAGCGAGTGACGGCCTCAACCCAACGTGCCGGCGGCGACGGCAAGGTCGATTCGCGCTCGACCGCGTCGTACGTGATCGAGGGGTGGCGCCAGGTCATATTCACGCTCGTCGCGCCGTTGCCGGCTCGGACCTCGCGCTCTGCATTATAAGATTCAAGAGGAGGCATAACATTATCAGAATCGGTACTACTATTATCCGATGAATCTGATACTTGTTGCGCTACTAATTCTTCTAGAAGTAGACATTTGTTCATAGAATATTGGTACTGTGTAACGTCCCTATAAAATTTTGTCAACTCTTCACAATGTTTTATTAATGTTTCATCTGTCATTTTTAATCTATTATCATCGATAAATTCTTGATATTTTAGCAATTCATTTTTAAAAGTATTAATTGATTTATTTGCATCTACCTTTGCAAACTTGGTATCTTTTTCAAATTTGTTTTCGATTCTAACAATTAAATCTAGTTTCTTTCCGGATACTTTTTCACCGAGCTCTCTTAAAATATTTTTCAATTTTTTTACAGTGTAAATACTTCTATTCCTTTCAGCATTTTTCAAACAATAATAATTATGCCTTTGATTCCATATTGACACGAATCCATTATATGTTAGACACGTTGCGTTGTATTTATGGGTAGATTCTGTTTTCAATTCCTTTAATTTACTTTGAAACAATTCATCCTCGGCTTTACGTTTGGTAGTACTCCTTGTTTCAATGGTTGTCATTTTGATGTTATAAACTAAATATAAAAGTTATATATTCATTTTTTTGGGCGCAATAATATTGCCCAGATATTGATTAATTAAAGTTAAATGGTGATATATAGTATTAATAACAATGAATAAAATGGAACTGAACGATATTTCAAAATTTCTAGAAAGCATCCGCGATTTACCGAAATCAGAGTATAATCAAACAAAATCTGAATTTTTGATAGAATATACAAATCTTCAGAAAAGTATTATTATTTATAAAAATTTATTAAAATTAGAAACGGAGTTGTTTGTGTTATTATATAGAAAGAACCCATCTATTGATATATTCAAGAAATCATTACAATCGTTTGTTTCTAGTGATTTGTTTAGTACTGAAATTGATTTAAAAAAATTAAACAAAGTAGATGATTTAGCAAAATATTCAAAAATAATATTCAAATATTATAACGAATTAAACAAGCAAATCATACACGAAAATGCAAAAATTTGTAAAAGTAAACTTTTTAACTGTTTAGACGTAATAGATAATAACAAAATAAACATTTCGAATGAACATTATATTCTTCAATGCAATCAGTTAAAAAAAACGTTTGACATAATTGATAATAAATACTGTTAGTAATTTCTTTCTTAGAGAAATTTTAGAAAAAAAAAGATATGGTCGAGAGTTTTCATATTGGGGTTGGGGGTATTGTTCTCTCGAACAATAAATTTATAAATAATTTTTATGATTGATGTAACCCCTATATCCGCTTCTCTTTCATAATAGATATTTTGATATTGATATATGATGTATCTATTTTAACCGCTTCTCTTAAAAGTAATCTTATAAATTTGATGTAACCAAAATAACAGCTTCGAGATAGCACGAGTTTTTTTATAATGGTTGGGTTTTTAAGAGAGTTACTTTAAAATAGACTGGTAAGAGTTTGTTTATATCCTGATGATTATTATATTATTAATGATGTATCAGAATATACCGCTTCTTACATTGTTATATTGATAAGTCTTTATACTGAATTTTATTCAATTTTTGAATCGAATAAAATTCAGTTTAATGTCACATCTTTTCTTTAGTTATTTTTTCTTGTGTATACTTTACATCAGAAATGTGTGTTCATTTTTTTGGCTTTTAATAAATGTTATATCTTTGAACATTTAAAATGCATATATATTATATATTTCTAATCAAAAAATGCATTTAAAATTGCATTGTATTAATTCAAAAGATTCATTGAAATAGACACTATTAGTATAAAACATGTGTTCTTCTGGTAAATATTTAGAAAATTTAAAAAAGAACAATAATAATATATATATAGTTCAAAAAGAAAAACCTAATTACAACAGTCAATGTAATTTATTATTTATGTACAAACCATTTGTAAATACTATATTGCAGCTCGCACCTCAGTCAAAATTTTTGTACAAAAATTGGGAAAATGTAGATTTTAATGCAAATGATATAATTATTTTAATTGGATGTCATTTTACGAAAAATGATTTTATAAATTTTAAGAATAAAAATTTATATATAATTTTTTATTGGACCGAACCGAAAGTAGTTGAAGAAAATATAGCACAATATTGTGATGAGATATATTTATACTCAAAATCATTGTTTATATCACAACAAAAATTCTTTGATCAACAAAAAATTAGATTTGTTCCTATACTTAAACAAGAAACAAAATCATTCGTTAATTATTTAAAAAAAAAAGATAACATTAAATTGTCTTTTTTAGGATATCTAGGTTTTAGGTCTCCTAGTGTAAGAAATTTTTTTTTAAATAAAAGCTATTTTGAACAAAAATATAATTTATTTACTGAAAATACATATAATATGTATATGATAAGGAATACTAACATTTTCTTAAATATAAATAAAAATGGTAAATCTATGTTACCATTTTGCCGAATATGTAAATTACTTTCTCATAAATGTTTGGTAATATCAGAACGTTGTGATAAAACAGATGAAGAATTGCTTGAAGATATGGTTTATTTTTGCGATAGTTTAATAGATATAGAAAAAACTTTTTATAATTTAATATCAAAGTCACCCAATGAATTGTATAATCTTTCTTATAAAAATTATATTAAATTTTCTCATAAATTTAGTGTTAAAAATGATAATTTATTTTTAATTAAATAATTTTACTATGCGTTTTAAATGTTCAAAGGTGTAAAAATTATTTTTTACAAAAAAATGAAGCCGACCCAGCACACTGCAATTGAGTAATATAAAAGATATAAACACAAAACATTTGATTATATCACGATGGCTTCTTCAGATTCACACAAAAACTTTATGGGAGCGGAATGCTATGAGCTGTTCAATCCAATTCAAGCTCTAAGACTTCCATTATGTTCGCAATTTCTCGGTGAACCATCTTACTATATGCCTGCAAAAGATGAGGTACATGATGGCGCCCGCGTCCAAGCGCAAATATTAGATCGACTAGGCGATCATGTTATGTTTCCTAAGTACTGTTTAATGTCTAGACAAGAAGCTTTCTTCAGAGCAGCTACACTTGCACTAGACTATGACTTTGGTGCGACTTTAGTAGAAGCAGATAAAGCAAGAAACGAATTCTTTATGCGTAAGGCTCCGGCGCAGCTTTTAGCTATCGCCGCTGCTCATCCTGGACGTGTAGAGTACAACAAACAAAATCCAAGATTTTTCCGAGAGGTTGTAAAGAAGTGTTGTCCTTTACCTGGTGATATGAAATCTATTTTGGATGCATGGAAATCACTCCACGGAAGCAAGAGTAAGTTTCCCAGTTTCATGAAACGCGCATTTGAGGATAGGTTACTTGAACTTACGGAGTATCATTCGGGTAAATATTCACGCGATATCATCGACATGACTCGTATAAGTCATCCTACAAGGAAGGTAATTGAAGCAACAAAAGTTTTGGCTCCTTTGATGAAAAATGGAAAAATGGTATTAGATGACTCAGCAACTACTTGGGAAAAACATAGGTCTCAAGGAAAATCCTGGGTAGAAACATTTGATGCCATGGATGGTCGTATGCCACATATGGCAGCTCTTCGGAATATGCGAGGATTTGCTCAAAGTATTCCTGGTATTGAGTATATGAAAAAGTATTGTTCTATGCTGTTATCTGGTGTCAAGAATGGTAAGCAATTCCCATTTCGTTATATTTCAGCTTATGAAGAATGCAAAAAAGCTTCAAAGTTTGAATATCCTATAGTTAGGGCACCTCAAAAGAAGAAGGGTTATACTCCAAAAGTAAAACCTCCTATTAAGCCTGTTTATTTCGAAATGATGGAAAAGTGTTTGCAAGAATGCTTAGAAAAGTCGATTGAAAATTTTCCATCTTTGCAAGGCGATGTTATGGTTCTTAGTGACAACAGTGGGTCTGCGCATGGAGCATGTACGTCAAAATATGGTACACGCACAGTAGCTGATATTGGAAACTTATCAGCTTTACTGACTGCTTTATCGTGTACTGGAAAAGGTGTTGTGGGTATCTTTGGTGATAGATTACACGAGTATACTGTAGACAAGAGTCGTTCGTTCCTTGAGCAATACGAGGAAATTACCGAAATAGGGAAAAGAATAGGTGGTGCTACAGAAAACGGTATTTGGTTATTCTTTAAGAGGGCTTTTAATAAGCCTGCAGACTATTGTTACGATCACTTCTTCTGTTATTCTGATATGCAGGCTGGTCATGGAGAACTTTACGGCAACGATCCTCAAATGAAAAAAGAGTATACATGGAACGGGGAGTCTTCCAGAGGACACAAATACATCGATGTATTGTCGTTGATTAATAACTATCGTAGAACATTGAATCCAAAAGTAAATGTTTTCATGGTTCAAACGGCGGGATACAACGATGCGATTGTTCCTCAAGCAACTTATCGAGGTGCCATAATGGCAGGCTGGACCGGGAATGAAGTGGTTTATGCAGACAAGTTGGTGAAGTTATGGGATGAAGTAGAGAAGTAACTATAGTTTTAGTAATCTTCCAGTATTTTTTATAATTTAAACAGAACATGATATAGTTTAATTAATAATGAACATGGAAAATAAACCAGATAAATATATTTCTGAAAGAGGATATACTATTAAAAAAACATGCTTATCAGAAGAAGAACATAATAAAATTAAAAAAGATCTAACTGTAAGTCCTTTCACGATTCAAGGGTATACAAACATGCCTACACCGAAATTTAAGGTATATTTAGAATCTAAAACGAAGTACTATTTACCAAGATTCTATGGAATATCAAAATTTGGCAAAGTATCTAAAAATTATTTAGAAGAACTAGATCATGGAGAAAATATCGCACAGGACTTTAATGGTCAATTAAAAGAAATTCAAGTACCAATTGCATCTAAAATGATTGATGAATTGAAATCAACTGGAGGAGGTATATTAAATTTGCATTGTGGAATGGGTAAGACTGTATTAGCAATTTATATAATTGCTCAAATGAAAAAGAAAACATTAATTATTGTTCATAAGGAGTTTTTGATGAATCAATGGAAAGAGAGGCTTAATCAGTTTCTTCCTAATGCCAAAGTCGGAATAATTCAACAAAACAAAGTTAAAGTTGAAAATCATGATGTTGTTATCGCCATGCTGCAGAGCGTTGCAATGAAGAGTTATGAAAGAAATATATACGAATCGTTTGGTTTTACAATCGTTGACGAAGCTCATCATATTTCGTCACAAGTTTTTTCTAGGGCTCTTCCTAAAATTTCAACTAGGTATATGTTGGGACTATCTGCAACCTTAGATAGGAAGGATGGATTAAGAAGAGTTTTTGAATGGTATTTGGGTAAACCAACTGTATGTGTTCAGAACATGGACGTTGGTGAAGTAGTTGTTAATGTTATTAAACTAAATGATCCACAATATCAAGTCCCTTTTTATAATGGAAATGGTACATTGAATTTAGCAAAATTAATCAATACTTTAGTAATTTCACCAAAACGAATGAAAATTATTTTAGATTGGATAAAGAAATTCGTTAAGGATAACAGAAAAATATTGGTATTATCTGAAAGAAGAAAACATTTAGAAGATATTGATTTAAAAGCGAAAGAACTTGGTTTGGAATGTGGATTTTATTTTGGAGGATTATCGCAACAAAAATTAAAAGAATCTGAATCAAAACAAATAATATTAGGAACATATCATATGATATCTGAAGGTTTTGATTTATCATCTTTAGATTCTCTAATATTTGCCTCACCGAAAACCGATGTTGTCCAAGCTACGGGTCGAATACTCAGACAAGGTAAAAATAGAAAAACTATACCAACTATAGTAGACATAGAAGACCAAATCGACTATTTAAAGAAAAAATCAAAGACGAGAATATCTTATTACAAAAAAAATAAATTCACAATAAATGTATGTGATTAATTAATAGTTAATGAATTGGATTTTTAAATATTTGTTATTCAGTACATTGATTTTTACAAATTCATTAAATATTCCTACTAAAGTGTTTATAAAACTTGAATTAAAACATATGACTCCTATACTAAATGCATTATCAACATATACAACAGCAAAATTTGCTAGAGCAAATTCTACAACGAAAGAGATGTTTGCTTCTTATTGTCAAAATTTAAGGGAAGCTCAATATTATATGAATACAAAACCTGATAAATTAGTATATATTGGTTGGATACCACTAATGGATGATCGTAGGATGATTAAATTCAGAGATTTTAAAAGAAAGCCTCGTATAAATGATAATACAGGTGTCCCTTTTCGAAAAGTACCTACATATTTTATATTTATAGAACCTGAACTGAATAATACACTGAAAATACAAAAAATATTTAATAATCCAACATTAGATATTGATATTGATGTTTCACAACTAAAGAACGATTTGTTGTCTATGGCAAATGATATAAATGCGACATTGGATCTTGAACCGTTAAAGTCATACGATAATGGTAGGTGGTTTCTTATACTATCAGAATCTAGTATATTTGAATGCAATACCTCATGATACTAAGTCCTCGATTTCAGCGCCAGGGCCACCACCATCGTCGACGACGTCAGGTCCAATTCTGGAATTATCTGGTGTAATGTTTGGAGCACCACCACCGGTAGCCGTCGGCATGGGTGATGATGGTGGAATTGATTCCGGAATTTGTTTTGAATCTTCTAGTGCAGGTGCAGGTGCCGGTGCCGGTGCCGGTGCCGGTATTGATTCCTTGACATCAACGTTGTCGCTTTCGTCGACGGGATTCATTATATATAATAATATATATTGCCATTATTTTATGTGATTTTATATGGATTGTTTTTATAATGGGTAAAATAATGAAACCCTTTTCTTTGTTAAAAAAACTTCCTAAATTACCAAGAAAGTATGGCAATAAAATAAATATCAGTGAATTAGATAAAGAAATTTTTAGTTTATCAAAATCCTCATTTTTAAATTTTGCGATGACACCTATTATAGGTGCAGTTGATACTTATTGGATATCACGGTTGGATAAGGGTTCGATGCTAGCTGGTCAGGGTAATGCTGATAGATTATTTAATTCTTTATTCAGTATTGCATCATTTGCACCAAGTGTAATAACACCATTAATTTCAAGATATCATGCTTTCAATGATAAAGATAATATGATTGATACAATTAGTACCAGTGTATTTTTAGTTGGTGGGGTTGGTTCTTTAATTACACTACTTTTGATTTTTAATACAAAATATTTGATAGAAACAATTATACCAAAATCGTCACCATCATATATATATGCATGTCAATATTTCCGACTGAGAGCTTTAGGTTTTATGTTTGCATTATTAAATTCGTTAGCATTTGCCACAATGAGAGGACAAAAAGACTTAAAAACTCCGATGAGAATAAATATGTATTCACAATTATCAAATGCAGTATTAGATCCAATATTGATGTGTTTTATGGGAATAAGAGGAGTTGCTTTAGGAACAATTTTATCTGAATTTTTAGGATTTTTTTTATTTTATTCAAAATTATATAAAGATAGACTTATTGATTTCACTTCAATAAAATGCAATCAAATCTTAAAAATTATTAAACAAGGTTGTGGAGTACAAGTCCGTTCTATGTCAATAACTTTTGTACATTTACTAGCCGCCAGAAAAATACAACGTATTGATGTTACTGATACATTAGCAACAACTCATGTTCTAAATATACAATTGTTTGAATTAGGATTTATGATAAGTTACTCATATGGGTTAATATCATCTATATTGGTTCCTAGATATAAGAATCCAATACAAGTTCAAAGAAGAATTTACAATTGGGGGTTTCTTGTTAGTAGTGTAGTGGGATTGGTACATATATTTAGTTCAAGATTGTTGCTTCCGTGTTTTACATCTGACCCGAATGTGTTATTATATACAAAGGCATTAATACCAATAGGAGCGATGCTTCAATCAATAACAACATTTACATGTATCAATGAAGGCATTTCTCAGGGTCATCAAATGTATAGGGTACTTGGAAGTGGTTCTTTTGTATCATTTACAACATTTTTTTTATATATTCGCAATGCCAAAACAATAGAAGATATTTGGGTGGGTTTAGTAATTGCATCTGCAATAAGAAGTTTAATTAATTTGCATTATATAAATTTGAAAAATAAAAAAATAAAAGACAATTAGTCGTCGAAAGAGCCGTCGTGGTCATCAGAGTTATCAAAATTTTGTCCCCATTCGCTTTCATATCCATTTGGACCCGCTGTCTCGGCCGGCTGAACAGTTTTAATATCAAACTGTTTTTGTAAACCTTTCGCAAATAAACCAAGACTGCGTGCTCTTTCTTCTTTTAGTAATCGTTGACTAATTTTATCACCAGCTTTATTATCGAAAAAACTGCTTGCCTCATCTTCAGCTGCGGTTGCGTAAATATTTTCAACTTTAGATTTATTCATTACTAAATTATTTCCACATATTTTTGTAATATTACGAATATAATAAGATATAATCCTTTCTAAAACATTCACATAATCTGTATATGATAATTCAGATATCGGTGGTTCATTAATCAAGTGTTGCATTAAATATGTCCATGCAGTACGCCCTGGAAGCGGCAACGCTGCGCGCCGTAATGATTCTCGAAATGCAATTACATCCGATGTGATAGTTTTAATTAATTCATTAGAGAATTCTATATTTCCAATATATTCTCTAATTTCGTATATTTCACCTAACCAAGTATTCATTCTTTCTTCATATCCTTTGTCTTTTAACTCTTTTAATTTTTTAGGAAATTTAAAATTTGTTTGACTTACTGAAGATTGCAAAACAATATAGCAAATATTGTTAAGCAAACAGTTGTATTGTTCTTCCTCTGGAATATCTTGCGCATTCTTGATTAAATACCATCCATTATCTTTAATAATTTTACCAGAATTATATAATTCCCATCTATCCCCAAGCGCCGGGGGCGGCGTCGACGCGTGTCCCACGCGTCCGAGGAGAGCTCGTCGTTTTTGAACTACGCCTAATACGAGTTGTTCGTACTCTAGAGGTTTAATGTTATTAAACAAAGACAATTCTGAAATGCGTCGCCGTTTATTAATTATACGCGGAGTAATTGGTTTTGTGTAAGAATAGTTGTATTTTTTATCCGTGATGGTACTGTATTCCCATAGTTTATTTGAAAATTTTTTAATATTCTTTTCATTAAATATGCTTACATCTTCTGCCCATAGTGGTGGATCAACTCCAGTATTAGATAATTCTTCTGCAAATTGTGAATATATTTTAATTTTTGCATTATCATCTATATCTATTCTGGAATATAAATATGATGTAATATAAATACCTACGAGTGTCCAGAGTTTATTAATATAATTCGCTTTAGATTTAGTAAGTTCTGATTTTAATCGTTTATATATTGTTGGAATTTTTTTGTCTTTAGGATTTGATTTTTTTAAAGTATTCAGTGCGCTTAATAGTTTTTCTATACTTTTTTCAAATCGCATTAATTTTTTAGATGTAGCGAGCAAAGTTGTTGTTTTATCAAACGAATGAGGATAAGAGTAAATTGTTCTATAAATTACCCATTCACCACTATTAAAAAATTTTGAAGATACTATTGAATATTCTTCAAAATTAACTGTAAGTCCTAATTTATACTGTATTTTTGAACTGAATACTGCAAGTAATGTTTTAAATCCATTCATGAATCCCATTCTCATAAAAAAATCATCAATGTCAGAGGCGGTCGTGGTGTCCCCCTGCATGTCGACATTTGAAACATACGTTTTATTATCTAAATAATTGTATTCGGCATCTTTTAATCCTAAAAATTCTTTATTTATAATGCTAATAATATTTGTAGTATTCTCTTCTTCAATACCCCATTCGTTTAATAAACAATTATACAAATATTTTGATTCTGAAGTATAAGTAACATTTTTGATTTTTAATTTCAATAATTCATGCCTTGGTATAAATTTATTTCCGCTGTAAATATCTATAAAGTAATAAGGATTTTCTCCTTTAATTGCATCGCGTACATATTCACCACACGTTAATATATGAATTTTATTTTCAATTTCTGTATCTGGATTTGCTTCTGCTTCTATCCATGCAACGGTTGCGGGGGACGCAGATGCCTGAGGGCTTCGTGATTGCCGATGACCGCGCGCGCTTCGAATCCGCGGTCGAGACCAATCCCTTGTGTTGTCTGTTTTTTTTTCTATAAATGAATGTTCTGTTAAAATACCCTTCAAGTATGTTTCACGTTCTTTAATACCGGGTGGTATTGTCTCTTTGCCAAGCTCGTAACTATTTAGTAAATAACTAGTAGCTTCTGAATTGAGTTTACTCATTTTTAATGCCAAATTTCTTGGCCAAATTACAGAATTATCCCATACAAGTGTGTCATCAATATTGATATTATTATTATTCATTTTAAAATATGAACCAACTGGTGGTTTTTTTACTGGTTCAGTGCTTGGGCGGGTGAGCGTTTGGGCGCCGATGGCGTAGGGGTGGTTTGCTTTAGTTTTATGACGATAAGTGGGAATGCGCGGCCGCGACGTCTCCCGCGCAGTTGGTATAACTCTAGAGTAATTAACGGGTATATCATATTTATTAATATTAAACACTTTAAATATATCAATTCCTTGACTTACGGCGTCTGCCAGCTCCTGTTGGCTGGGTGGTAAGTTTTTAAATTCAAAATTGGTATTATTAACAATATATTTTGAAATTTTAACTCTATCAGAGGTATTTAATATTGGTCGTATAGAGTTGTATTTATAAGATGGATTTAACACAATATCTTTATATGATGCATCTTTTGCTTGACTATTATAGGTAACTGCGTCGGAATCAATATTATCAACGATTAGTAATGTTTTAAATTCATTTTGTACAAAATTAAAATATGCATTATCATCCTCGTAAAATTCATTTTCGGATTCATGAACAACATAATCAGATAATACTGGAATAATTGATTTACTTTTATTAATTATAGAGTTTCGCCAGTCATTTAGTGGTTCAAATTTTTTTCCTATACTCTTAAATATAGTTTCTATTAATTTAATAATATCATTTCCTGATAAATTCGCGGGTTTAAACATAAGTCTTAAAGATTTACCTATAAAATTACGTTTTTGTTCCTTAGTTAATTGCTTATCGTTTTCATGAATTTCATCTTTCATTGTGTAATTTTTTTCATTTTGCTTTTTAGAATCTGATTCGGCTTCGATGTCTGAATCGGATTCGGAACTTGAAGAGTACGATATTTCACAGAAATCGATAATAGACGTGAATGATGTTGTATTTTTTGATATTCCTTTGGATACATCTACATTAATTTCTTCTGCATTTTCGTCGTCATTATTAATGCAGGTAATTATACCATTTTCTCTATCAATAGATAATATTTCAAAAAGGTCACCTGGTTTTCCAGGAGCATCTTTCACATTAATTGGAAAAACAACATTATAAACGCGTTGTGATGTTATTTCTTTTTCAATATATTCGTCATCCCCATCTAAGTACTTAATTGATATAAATTGGTCATCCAAATTTTGTTTAGTGATACTAACTATATCGCCACTCGGGCTGCGCCAGTGCTCGTCCTTATAATGGATACTGAACCAATCGTTTTCATTAACTGTAAAAGTGTCACATATAGAATTTTGTTTTTTTGTTATTTCAGCATAATTATTTTCAAAATCTAAATAAGTAACAATTCCTTCGACATCTTTGATAGTACATGTATCTCCGAGTCTCATTAATAAATAATTCTTTTTTATTCAATCCTATTTCCTTTAAATAAATATTAAACTAGCGATAATGAATATATTTATGGTTGTATTAACAAACTATGGCAACACCTGCTATTTTAATGTAATACTTCAAATATTTATTCACACATGTGGAAATTCTAAGAGAAATGAATGGACAGCTGTTTTAAATGGGTTAAGAGAATTGAAAATAGATACTGAATTTAAGCCAAATTTGATACATAAATATTTAAAACTAACTCACTTATTTAAAGTCGGTTATCCTCATGATGCGCATGAAGCGTTTTTACATATAATAGATTTTTTAGATGATACGTCATTCAAAGGAAATATTTTACATAAAATAGTAACGAAGGGTGTTCCATTAGAGGTAAATAAAAACAAAGAAGAGTTTACATCGATAGAATTAGCGCTTGTTAGTTATAATTTGGAAGAAAATATAGATGAATTTTTCAAATACGAATTAATAAATGGTTGGAAGGACAAATATGGTAATAAAAGAGAAATTATAAAATCAGTCTCTATATTAAATTTTCCAAATAATCTTGTAATTGTTTTAAAACAATTAGAACATCGAAAGAAGAAGATCCATTTTCCAGATAAATTAAACATGACAAAATACGCATCAAATACAAATAAAGAAGAAATATATAAATTGATATCCGTGATAATCCATTCTTCGTGTCATTATTATGGTTATTATAGGGAAAAAGTTAATTGGTATTTATACAATGATGAATATGTCCGGCGCGTCGCATGCGTCCCGCGCGAACATTGTCCGTATATGTTAATATATACAAAACTAAAATAAAGTGGCGTTGGGTTTTGTTCTATATTCATATACAGCACCTTTGGCAGTAGCGCCATTTTTAATAATGTTATCTGAAAATTTTATCATATTATGAGCAGAAATAATAGAAACTTCCTGGTCATTTATCCATTTTGTATTGTAGCACGCATATGCATTTTTGGGGTTAGGAGTTATTGCTTTCATTGGTTTTTTAGTTGGTATAAATGTTTGCATTAAAAATCGTGTCGGTCCGTTATCATTTTTGATATATTCATTTGCAGGAGTGCTTGAATGAATCCACCGTCTATTGTTAAAAATAGCCAAATCATTTTTTTGCCACTGTATACTAATTCGAAAAGGTAGGACCTTTTCTGTCATAAAATTTTTCATCCATTTTCTAGAATTAGATACAGTCCAGCCGCTTACTTTTTCAAAAAAAGTTGGTAAAACTAATATTCGAGGAGACTCTTTATCATCATCTGGAGCAAAAAGTATAGGAACTTCGTTAGTTCCTTCATCCATTTCAGAATGTGATTCTAATCTATTTACTCCTGCGTAATCTTGTGTCATCGTTCCTGTAATAAACTTTCTACGATTAATTTCAACCAATATATTCTCACATGCTTTCTTTTCTTCACTATTAAGATTATCATAAATTCTCTCTCCTGAAATAAAATCTGTATCGCCTCCAATTAATGGTTGTTCTACTATATAAAATCCGGTTACAATGTGAATTAATTTGTAATCATGACCCAATAAATCTGAATGCCATATGTAATCCGTTTTAAATGGTTCATATGGTTCAACATTAATATCCTTTATGTTGTAATAATTTTTAAGATTAATAGTACCTCTTGGTGCAACATGTTTACAGTCAGGAAATTGATCAAACGGTTGTAACATTTGATGTTGATAATCCAATGGTGAATTTAAAGCATCTAAATCAGCATCCAAATCAAATTCCTTTGAAAAGTCAAGAAATGTTTGAGGACTTACATCTTGTACATCTTTAAATATTAATAACGGATGTTTTTTGAAATCTTGTCTTAAACTATCTAGTGTTTTCTCGTTTAAATTCTTAACGTCCTTAATACCTTTTATATAAGCGATTTTATTATCTAGGGGGTGAATATTTAATTTATATGTCATTCCCGTGGCTAAAGCAAGTGTGAATAGTAAACGCATCATTATAGTAATATAAATAAGTAGTGTTAATTTTAACCATTATTCATTTGTTAATTTATATTAATGGAAAAGGAATGTAGGATTTGTTTTGAAAAAAGCAAGGAACCACTTATAAATCCTTGTAAATGTTCCGGTAGTATGGAATGGGTACATAAATCATGTTTAGATAAATGGCTACATTTCAAAAAATCTAATATTTGTCCAGTATGTAAGAGTGAATTTGTTTTCAATACACTTTCCCAACCACCAATTGCAAAGGTTGCATCTTTTATTGTAAAAAGTGAAATGATTACAACAATTTCTACAATAATAACTTGTTTAATGATTTGTTATTTTTGTTTAAGATATGATATAAGACCGAATACCATAGCAATTTGTTTTTTTGGATTAATATTTGGTATGAATTACATACAAGAATTTGTTGGTTACAAAGAAATAGATTTCGATTTTTTATTTGACACAATAATTCTATATTCCCACCACAGTTCGTCAAATTATTTTAGTTTGATATCATTATGTATGTGGCAAATAATTGACAAAATTAAATATAAAATGTGTTCACCCTTTCTTGAGTTACATGTTTAATCTTTGTTTGCTTTGTTCAATGATTCAATTTTAGTATCATATTCAATTGGATATTCCACACCTCCGCGAACCATCATTATTGGTTTTTTAAGTTTAATACGTTTTAACTTGTAAGTATAAACTTTTTTGCGCGAACCCGCCGTTGTTTCTTGTAATTTGACAACTAAAGTACACTGTCCTTTAATGTCTTTATCTCTACAAGCTTGGTTGAAAGCTTTGCGTGCGGCACCAGCAGGGTCTTTTGATTCAAATCTACCACCATCATTATTGGTTAACCCAGTCTTTTTCATAGAATGGCGTTTTGCAGTGAGTTGCGCCGGTTTCATTAATTCAACAACAGTAAAGCTCCGTTCACCTTCTTTCATATTATATTAATAAAATAGAAAAAAAACACATATAATAATTTTATTTACACACCTAAATACATGTACTATATTTATGAATGCAAATGTGCTGCAATTCCCATTGTTTGTAATTCGTGTAAGAATAGTTTAGTAGCATATGGTATTCGGTGTTCCCATATGTTTCCAATATCTTTCCCTCTTGAATCTAAGAGAGAATTTACAATATTTTCCTTTTTATTCACAGAACACATCATACCATCTTTATTTGTAAATACTGTAAAATTATCAGATAATTCCATAAATTTCTCTTTCTGAAATTGAGCGACACCATGGGCTAATAAACAGTCACGCTCCATTTCTCCCATTCTAAGACCTCCGTCGCGGGATCTACCCTCGGATGGCTGTCTAGTCATTTGTACCATAGGTCCAGTAGATCTGGCGTGAAACTTATCATCAACCATATGTTTCAAACGTTGATAAAATGTCGGTCCCATGAAAATCTTTGTATTAAGTTTTTGTCCCGTTTCACCACTATACAATTCTGTTTCACCATACCTATCATAACCGCTTTTTTCTAATCGGTCTGATACCATGTCTACAGAAATATTTGTAAACGGTGTACCATCACCATGCATTGCTTTATCAACACATTCAATACCTAAAAGAGATTCTAAAAGTTGTGCGAAAGTCATTCTACTAGGAAAAGCATGTGGATTCATGATAATATCTGGAGTAATTCCATCTTTACTATAAGGCATGTCTTCGGCTTTGTATATCATACCTATTGTTCCTTTTTGACCATGTGTACTTGAGAACTTATCTCCAATGCCTGGGCGTCTTTCCGAGCGGATTTTTGCTTTACAGAACAAATATCCTTCACTATTTCTTGATACGTATTTAGTATCAACGATGCCATCTTCGTTATTTCGGATATAAGTACTATTATCACGAAATTCTTTGTCAAAGACAGTTGTAGTAGATGGTTTTTTTCTGTTATTCATTGGTACAACTTTTCCAACAATAGCATCACCACCTTTAACAGATCTTCCTTCAATCGGAAATCCATCTTCACTTAAGGCTTCATAACTGCAATGGCGCATTTGTAGTGTGTTATTTGGATCCGGCTTTGCAAATTGTTCTTCTTCACCTGTAGATTGATTTTTCCTTTCTTCTACATGATACGTTCTGAAGAAGCTTGACCTGAATAATCCTCTATCAATAGATGATTTATTAAACATAAGTGAGTCTTCTTGGTTATATCCTTTATCACTAGCAACAGCAATGATTACGATACTACCATTTGGTACTCTATGCATATTCATATGTCTACTATTATGAGTTTGAACGAGTGGTCTTGTTGGATACCATAAGATATTCGCAACCATGTCCATTCGATGTCTAAAATTAGTAGCATATATACCCATAGCTTGTTTTCCCATTGCGCTTTGATAAGTATTACGAGGGGATTGATTGTGATTTGAGAATACAATATTTGATGCCAAAATACCTAAAATAAGACTTGGGTCAATTTCGCAATGAGTATATGTAGAAATATTATGTACATTATTTGGATGTTCACAAATCATTGAAACACCCGCTTCTTGTACATCAATATATTCAATAGCTGGTGGAAATTTAGAACATCCAACAACAAATTCGTTCCATGAACAAAGCGTTTCGTACATATATTTAATATGCCTATCATCAAATATCAGTTTACCATTTTCAATAATGAACAATGGTCTTACAAGTCTTCCGCCACTTGTATAAATATGTAGTTCAAAATCACTATAAACAGGAACAATGCTTGTATGAGCATGAATAATACAAGATCTCCTTAAATAAATAAGATGTCTTGACAAATCTAACATATTATCGACCATTCCAATAATAGTTCCATTAATAAATACTGCTGAACCAGATTTTCCTTTTGAAACATCTTCAAAACTATTAAAATTTCTTACAATTGTTTCAACTTGCGTGGATGATATATCCATTGTAATATTACACGACAAAGCCATATTTTTAACAATCCCAATAGATGTTCCTTCTGGTGTTTCAGCCGGACAAATATATCCATATGTGCTCGGATGTAATTTACGTGGTTTCGTCATTTTAGTTGTTTTATCTATAGGTGTATTGATGCGTCGTAAATGTGATAATGTTCCTAAATAGGATAGTCTTTGTAGAACTTGAGCAACTCCAATTTTTACGGTAGCATTTTTAACTCCCCAATTACCAGTAGCCAATGAATATTTCATATTTGTTTCGATAATGTTTGATTTAAGAATTTTATATATATTATTAGAAGTTACAATATTGTGGAAATTATTGGTAATTTTCCAAGCTCCGCCACTGATTTCTCTATTTAAAATAGATGTCGCATCCTTAATTAGCCGTGTAAATGATTGACGAAATAGATTTCCTAACATAATTCCAGGAGTATCTACTCTTTTATTTTCAAAACTATCTCGGTCATCTTCATTAATACGTTTTGTGAAATATAAAAGTAGTTTTCGAGTCATCATACCCAAATAATATGACTTCTTTTCAGATGAATCCTTCAAATGTGGTAGAAAATCATTAGTAATTGAATTTCTAACGTGTTGAATTCGCATATCTTGTGTAACGGGTTGTCCTTGTCTAACTCTGACTGGAACAGGTAAATACTTTGCAATATAATCTAATGCCATTGGTTGTGTAATGCCTTCAACTTCTTCAATTGACGCTGCTAGCATTTCAATCATATTTTTACGAATGGTAGAATCTCTAAATGCGAATACATAGTCACACGCCTTCTTATCGCTTTCTACACCTAATGCTTTGAACATAATCATAAGCGGAATTTCCTTTCTTAAACCTTGAAAATGAACGTAAAGTGTATGACCAATATGATTTGGCTTACTTGAAATTTTAACACACGCTGGTTTTGCTGGCATAAAACCCTCTTCAGGTACCGATTTAACTTCAACACAGTGTGAGAATCTAGTTCCACTTACAGCACTAACATGAAAACAGAACGCTTTATTTTCCGCTTGCCTTTCTTGAGATATAATCACTTTTTCTGAACCAGTAATAATGAAATGACCCCCCGGATCAATACCACATGTCTTTTTAGAAGTTTTATTATTACCAGTGTTACAGTATCTTGAACTAACCATAATTGGAATCTTTCCAATCAATATTTTTTCAAACTTTTTTTCACGAACCTCTACATCCTCTAGTGTTTTTCCCGAACGCATAGTCGTTTCTACAACAACATCAACATGTAAATTAGAACTATATGACATACTTCTAAGACGTGCCATGTTTGGACACATTTGTATCATACTACCGTCATTTTCATAGATTAGCGGGGGATGTAAGGCAATTGAACCAAATGATATTCGTATTTCCTGTTCATGTTTGTGTAATTCTTCGTTAAAAGCCCCATATATAACAATAGGATTATACTGTTTTACAATAGATTGAATCAAATCAGATATAAAATAATCAAAAGAATCTACTTGGTGTTTTACTAAAAGACAAGTTTCACTTCTAAACATACAATCGATCACCGATCTGAGATGTTTACTATGAATAGTCATGTTTCATTTGTTTATTATTAAGTTATCTTTACACCTCATTTTTATGCTCTTATATAATTTTATTAGAATCTAGTAATCTTGCTCTTTGAAAATCATTGCCATTCTTTTTTCTATTGATCATATCAATGAGCATAGTCGATAATGCGTCGTCTTTTAAAAGAACCGCTTCTAATTCTTTAGAATGTTCTCGTGTTATATAATTTACCTTTTCTATAATATTATTAAAACGCATATATGTGATAACGTCTTCTTTTTCACTTGACATGGTTATTAATTATTTATCTTTAGTGGAGTTTATATAATTTTAATAATATAATGTTATTAATGAGCAAAAATATTTTGATACTGTTCATATCACTAGTTATATTAGCATTTGTTTGGTTTAAAATGGATTCATTTGATAAAATATGTGAATCATTTACAACGATTGTACCAGAGGATTCTACATATAAAGTATTCAATAATGTTTTTAGTAAAGAGGAGTGTGATTATATAATTTCTAAAGCAAACATGTCATTAAATAGGAGTACAACGCAGGGTGTTGGTATTGATTCTGCTCGTACAAGTTGGCATACGTGGCTTAATGATGATGACCCGGTTATAAAAAAATTTAACTCTAAGCTACATAATATTTTTGTGAATAATTCAAATACCAAATTAGATTATAGTAATACAGAAGATTTACAAGTTGTTAGATATTTACCAAATCAAGAATATAAGGCTCATTACGATGCATGCCACCCGAATCAATCGGGTATAACAAGTAAAATGAAAAGTGCTTGTGAAGAAGAATTAGAAAATGCCGGTAGTCTACGGTATGGAACAATAATAGTATATTTAAACGATGACTTCGATGGCGGAGAAACAGAATTTCCAAAAATAAATATAAAAATTAAGCCAGAAATTGGAAAGGTTTTAATGTTTTATAGTTTGGATGAGAAATCAAATTTATTAGATGAATCTTTACATGCGGGAGTACCAGTAAAATCTGGGAAAAAATGGATTTGTAATAAATGGTATAGATTAGAAAAGTATAAATAAAAATACATAATTAAGTACCAGCTATTGCTGAATTTATTGCAATTATATGACTTAATTGTTTTGTTAATGCATCGACTTTATAAGCGATATCCTTAACTTCTTTACCAGGTCCTAAATCATTAATTCTTTTAACTAAGGATCCTGTCTTAATGTCATCTGATTCTGCGGGACATACATGGCACGTATCTTTACAAGGTGGAGGACATACAGGGCTGACAATACTAGAATTACTTTGTATCTTTTTGACATTACCACCAAATATTTTTTTAGCGGTTTTTTGCGCTTTTTTGGATGCTTTTTTGGCTGCTTTTTTGGCTGCCTTGGCTGCTTTTTTCATTCCGAATTCTTCTATAATATCGGATGTAACATCATCAACCTTTTCTGTTGTATAACCTTCATCAAAATCATCACTTTCACATAATTTGAAAGTTTCTTGTAATTTATTGACAGAATTAATTGTACCTAATTCAACAAGTCCACTTTTGATCATAGATTTTGGTTTTGTTAATGCTGTTTTTATTATTTGTGGAGTTTGTGATGGGTCCACGTGTGGAAGATATGGTAAACTCGTATCTGTATCAGTCATATTGAATTTAGCTATCATAATTAGTATTGCAAATATACAAGCAATAATAAAGTAATTATGTTTATCCATTACATATAATTATTATAAAAATATGCAAGATAATATGTTGAAAAAATAGATTACTGTCTTTTAATATATGCCTTCTTCAACCAAAGATTTGTTGGATATCTATAAATATGTAAATTTAATTAAGACAGCTTTGTTAAAATCGGATAGTGATATTCTTCCAATTACTACAGACGCAATTTTTTGGCTATTAAAGCAGGCAAAGGTTGCTGTCATGAATGATGAAATGGTTGTAAGGACATCTCCACCTATACATATATGTGGAGATATACATGGTCAATATCCTGACTTATTAAAAATATTTGAAAGATTGGGTTACCCATCTAAGACAAATAGATACTTATTTCTAGGTGATTATGTAGATAGAGGTCAGCAGAGTTTAGAAGTAATTCTTTTATTATTCTGTTATAAAATTTTATTTCACAAAGATGTAATATTATTGAGAGGTAATCATGAAACATCTGATATTTCAAGAATGTATGGATTTTATGATGAATGTAAAAGAAGGGCATCTATAAAGGTGTGGAAAAGTTTTATGGATGTTTTTAATCGTATGCCCATTGCTGCAACGATTGGTAGTCCAGATCATGATCTGGAAATTGACCGGCTGAACCCATCACCATTAATGTTTTGTACTCATGGTGGCATATCTCCTTCCCTTAGATATATTAAAGAAATAAATAGTATTAAACGACCATGTGAAGTTCCTGAACAAGGATTATTATGTGATTTATTGTGGTCAGACCCGAATACTGAAACAAATATTGGGTGGTCTCCTTCAGATAGAGGTGTATCGTATTTATTTGGGAAAACAGAGTTGACAAATTTTTTAGAAAGAAATAATGTCGAAGTTGTTGTTCGAGCACACCAAGTTGTTGAAGACGGTTATGAGTTTTTTTGTGGAAGAAAATTGATAACAATCTTTTCTGCTCCAAATTATTGTGGTGAATTTGATAATAAAGGTGGTGTAATGTCAATATCATCGAATTTTAAGTGTAGTTTTCAAATTTTTTAATAAAATGTCTTATTGTGTAGAAGCAAACACCTCACCAACATTATTAGGTAATTCTGATATTTGTGTATTATAAAACCGTTCTAATTCATTAATTAACCTCTTATCATAATTGGATATGAAATTTAATGCTAATCCTCTCCTACCATATCTACCACTTCGCCCTATTCTATGGATATAAGATTCAACATTTCTAGGTAAGTCATAATTTATTACCAAAGATACTTGCTGAACATCAATACCGCGTGATAAAAGATCTGTTGAAATAAGAACTCTAACCTCACCACTTCGAAATCCTTTCATTATATGCATACGTTCTTGTGTTGTTAAGTCACTATGTATACATGCACAAGTGTAATTATCTTTAGATAGACTATTGGCGAGATATATGACTCGTTGTTTTGTATTACAATAAATAATAAGTTGATTAATAATTATAGAAGAATAAAGGTCAATTATAGTATCATATTTAATCTTATCATTATCTGTAAATACATAATATTGATTAATACCCTCTAAAGTTAATTGTTCTTTTCGAACATAAATTGTAGTTGGTTCGTTCATGAATTTATGAGCCGTTTTTAAACAATACTCTGACATTGTTGCACTAAATAAGCATATTTGAGAAGAACTAGGTATATTTTCAACAATATACCTAATTTGTGTAACAAAAGCATCTTTTAATAGTTCATCCGCCTCATCTAAAACCAATGTCTGTATATTCGTAGTATCGATGTATCTCCCATCTATTAAGTCATTAATCCTACCTGGTGTGCAAATAACACATTGTACACCATCCTTTAATAATTCAATTTGTTCTCTTCGGGATTGTCCTCCTAATAATAGTGCAAATTTAATTTTTGTATATTGGGCTAAACTTTTAATAACATTATATATTTGTTCAGTTAGTTCTCGTGTTGGAGAAACTATAACTGATTGTATAGTATCATTTTCTTCATCTAAATTTTGTAATATAGACACAGAAAATGCAGCTGTTTTTCCTGTACCTGATTGGGCTTGTGCAATCAAATCACCACCTTTAATAAAAGCAGGTATTGCTTTTTTTTGAATTGCACTTGGATATTCATAACCGTATGCAAAAATACCACGTAAAACATTCTTTTTTAAATTCATATGTTCAAATTTATCACAAACGTCATCATATGATGCAACTTCTATGTTGCTACTCATTAATAGAATTTGATTAAATATCCTTTATGTTATATAAATATAATTCTATTAATATTTACAATGAGAAATGAATGGAATAGACTTTAATCTAAATATTAACAAATGGGGGGATGAAGAAATGATTGAAGAACTAATACAATGTGGTGGTATATTCAATCAACCTACAAATAAACCAAGACGTAAACATAGAAATACTCGTTCAAAATTTAAAGGAAGAGTCAAATCTATATTGGTAAACAGTTGTGCTGCAATAATATCACACAAAGATGGTCAAGTATATTTAAACTTCAATTCTAAAAATTTAGAACCCGAACAAGAGGTGGTTTTTAAAGAATCACCGTGTACTATCAATAAATTTTTTAAAGAAGCAACCAATGTAGAAGTTGTAAATTAAAATTGACTTAAAAATGACAAGTACATATAATAATAATGGTAAACCAATCAATGCTGTCTAAGCATGAAATTGAGGAATTAGAGAAGTTAGGTAAACTTGCTTTCGAAAATGATAATTATGAATTGGAAATTAAGATAAATCGACCAAAAATTACGAAAGATGCATTCATGCGTGTTAGGGATTTTTGTCGTTCAAAAACGTGTGCATCTTCAAATAATTGGGTAACCATAAAAGAACAATCTATATCTTTAGATATATCTTTAGAAAATGATTTTAGAATAAGTATTTACGGAAAACCGCATATTGAAAAATTTTTCAAGACAGATTCATTAAATGATATACCAGATGGTTCCTGGAATGTAATACAAAAACGCAGAGCAACTAAAAGTGGCAAAGATATATGTAATGATATAGGTTGTAAAGTTAATTTTAAAGAAGAAATAGAGGTAAATCCTAGGTCAGATGCATTTGCTCTAGTATTGTCAAATTGGGATGATTCTTTAAAAACATTTCGTCTTAAAAATAGATATTCGTATTCTATAAACAATACATATTGTGTTGATTTAACTGCTGTTAGATCAAGAAATGTAGAAACATATAAGTTTAGTAAATCAAGAACATTCGAGGCAGATGAAAAATACGAGATTGAAATAGAATACACACCATCATTAATTGGTGATATAAATGAAAATACCGAAAGGAATCCATTTGATGCAAATTCTTTAATTGAAATATTAGATGAAATTCTGCGTGAGCAGCGGCAGGTATTGATAATAGTACCTTTTAAAGATTTAGGTGAAGTTGAAAATTCGTACTTTTATACTTTGTCAAAAACACATAATTTTGGTTTGAATGATAAAAAAAATTTTAAAATAGAACCGAAAGTTGTATCGTTATCTATGAGTAGATTAAGACGATTAATAGAAAAGGCAAGTGATTATTATGTTACTCCTAAGTCTGATGGTTTGAGAATGACAGGATATATTCATACAAGTGGTGAATTGTTCTTGATTGGTTCTAAATCAACACATTTTGAACCTACTGGATATATGTTTGAAAATAGCATGGGTGGAACAATATTTGATGGTGAGTTTGTAAGACAGGATAAGTCAGGTATAGAAATTGCTCATTACTTAGTGTTTGATTGTTATTATGATAAGAATGAGGATATACGTCAAAAGAGTCTTATTTTCAGGCGTAACGTTGCGAAAGAGATTATTGATTCGTCTTTATCATCAACTGGGGTGGGTGGATTTAAGATTATTTTAAAGAATTTTATACCAACAACAAAAGAAACATTCTTTGAAATGTGTAATAAGTGTTTCGAAGACATAGAAAATGATATTTATGAAAATGATGGATTAATATTTACTCCTATTGATAAGGTTGGTGGTAATCATTTATATACACAACAAGCTATGAAGCGTAAACGTTTTGTACAAAGTGGGTATGAATTTCCTAGATTATTAAAATGGAAAGATGCAACATTTAATAGTATAGATTTTAAAATAAAATTTAGTAATTCTGAAGAGGAGCTACCGTTAAATGTCGGTAATGGTAAGTATATAATGACAAAATTTAAACTTTGCGAACTATCTGTGAATTACGACTACGAACCAAAACCATTTAGTTATATTCAATACATGGAATATATGAATTTATCAGAAAAGGAGAAGCAGGCTTACAATGAAAAAAGAACATCTGGAGGTGTTAGAACATTTGTTCCGTATTATCCGGAGGATAAATACGCATCTTTTGTAAAACTACCAATGGTTGATGGTAAATTAAGAACGAAAATGGGAGATACATGGAACGGTAGTGTAATTTCGAATGGTTCAATCGTAGAAATGATATATGATAAAAATGCGGATATTTATAACCGCTGGATACCAATACGTATAAGACAAGACAAAGATATACCTAATGCTTATAGAGTTGCGATTGATATTTGGAAATCATATTATATGCCAGTAACACTCGATATAATGAAAGGAAATGAAGAAATTCCTAGTATTGATCAAGAAATGGATACTTATTATAATAACGATGTAAGGAAAAATAATAAGCGCAATTCGTATAGACAATTCCATAGACTTGTTGTAAAGCATTCGATTTTACTTGAGAGTGTAGGACAAACGAAAGGTAAAAAATTACTTGATCTGGGTTCTGGTAAAGGTGGTGATATATCGCGGTATGTTGCTTTGGGTTTAAATGTTGTTGGTGTTGATAATAGTGTTGATAACATACACAATCCTGGTGATGGTGCGTATAGAAGACTTTGCAATGAATATGACAACAAGCCTAATATTGAAAAAGATAATATTTTGTTTATTGCGGGAGATGTAACAAAACCTTTCAGTGAATCGGACACATTTCATGATATTTATCCTGATATTGTTTCTAATAAGGGGTTATTTGATACAAAATATTCATTTGATGCTGCAACCGTGTTCTTTGCTTTACATTATTTCTTCAAATCAAAAGACATTCTTAGAACATTTCTAAAGAATGTTGATGATAATGTCAAAATTGGTGGATATTTTGCAGGATGCTGTTATGATGGACAAATTGTATATAATGAATTAGAGAAAACGGGTATATTGTCATATAAAGATTCTGATGAAGAAGAGATCATTCAAATAAAAAAGCAATATAAAGATGATAGTAAATTTATTGACGATCCTCATTCGTCATTTGGATATGAAATTAAGGTACTTGTTCAAAGTATAGACAAAGAACATTCTGAATATCTAGTTAATTTTGATTTATTGGTAATAGAATTATTTAATATTGGTTTTGAACTTGTTAGCTCTGAAAATTTCAAACACTATACTACGATTCCTCAACCATGGAATAAAAAACCTATAACTTTGGTTAATAAAGAAGATGAGAAAATCAGTTTCTTAAATAGGAGTTTTATATTTAAGAGAGTTCGAATCCCGGAACTAGTTCGTGTAAAGAATTTAAAACACGGTGAATCGAAATTATAAATTATATTTATAATGTCCGATTGGGGATTTTATCATCCAATAAGTGAAAGTGAAAGCACTACCGAAGAGTCGTGCGTTCCTGAATGGGTATTATTGGAACCCCTTGATTTTCAGAAAAATTGGAAAAATACTGCAGGTAAAAGGCCTGTACAATCAAGAAAAGAACGTAAATATTATGAGAATATATGGAAAAAGAATACTAAAATACCAATTAATAAAACGAAAAGTTTATATAATAAGGATGTATATTCAAATACATATAGTAAGTTATGTATGCGTTCTTTTAATAATCTAGGACCATACGGAATACAAATTCCATATTTTCGAATTGTAACCACCCAAAAATCATGTTTCGGTATACAATTTAATAAATCTCATGCTGAATATCTTATATTAATAAAAACACCATATTGTGAATCATCTAAATGGTATAGATATAATGACATAAAAAGAATTTTAAATGACATAATATATCAAAATAACTATTATTCAAATTTTGAATATGTACATCAAAGTTGGAGAATTCTCAGAAACAAAATGAAGTATTATAGATGTTTAAACTATAAATATTTAAAAATGAAATCTTATTTACTAGAAAGAGTTTTTCATGATATGTTATATGAAATAACTGAATTTCATCCATTTCAACAAATTATTTTTAATAATCAATAGATTTATTCTTGCGAAATTTCTAATGGTTTGCGATTTAAGTCGGGTTCTATGGTTGATTGCATCCATGGTCCAACTTTTTTTGTAGGATTTGGGGGCTCCGATCTGATTTGCATATTAGCATTTCTTAAACTTTGACCTACAGTATTAATACCTACGTGATAACCAGCGCTTAAGAAATTTTGGTCCTCAAGGGCTCCTTTACCAACTGGATTAGCATGTGACCAAGCAGTAGCTTGATCACTAGGTAATAAATCCGCAGGATTTAGATGACCTTTAGGAAAACAATCTACTGGTGTACCATTTCCTGATACTGGATCGTCGGCATCATCTAATATTTTTTTTGGTGATGAAGAATAAACGTTGGTTGGTCCGGGTTCCGAACCTCCCTTTTTTAATTCAGCAACACAAGCTGGGGCAGAGCTGACATCTTCAACATTGGCACCCCTTACATAGTCGTCCATAGGTTCACTGTTGAAATTATCAAACTCGCAGGATGAGAATGACTCTTTTTGTGTCATAATCATATAAACAAGGCCAACACTTAACAAACTCAAGGCTACGATAATAAGAATCTTGATATTGTCCATATCTTACTTATATAAATATAAAAAACAAAAATTTGAACATATGGAAGTAATAATTGATAGTCGTGAACTGGCTATAAAAAAAGAATATTCAGATGAAAATATTTTGTACGAAAATCTTCAGGTCGGAGATATTCAAATAATCAAAAAGAGACATGGTGAAAATCCATTAAATGTTCTAGTATTAGAACGAAAAACTTTATCTGATTTAAAATCATCATTGTCCGATGGTAGATTTTCTGAACAAAAGAGAAGAATTAATTCTACAGATTTTGTAAATAAAGGATATATTTTCGAAGGTATTCTTTCAAAACAGGATAAAAAATTTCAAAATATTGTACGTCAGATTATTATTAGAGTACAATTCAAAGATAAAATGTCCATATTTTTAACAGGGTCAACTCGAGATACAATATCTTTGATTAAAGAAATGGTTCGTAAATTAGAAAAGGATTCGAAACTATATGATAATTCTTTTCTAAAAGAGCAAAATTATGTAGAAACACTACATGTCTGTAAAAAAAATAATCTAACACCTCAAACTTGCTTTATTATGCAAATATGTCAAATCCCAGGTATTTCTAAAAAAACTGCTCAAAGTATCGCATCTGTATATCAAAATTGGACATTGCTTATAGAAGCAATAAAAGATAAAAAAATGTTTTTAGAGAATCTAAAAAATTCTAAAATAGGTCCAAAAAAATATGAGTTATTGTGCGATTATATAATCTGATCAGTAGCCTTTTTTTCCTCTATTTTCCGAATTTTTATTTCATTATCATTATTGCATGAAGCTTTCTTAATTGTGAAATAAGCAGTTGTAAGAAGTGGCCATATACAAGCCGCCATCCAAAAACCAACTGCAGCCCAATAAGCTAATTCATTGTGTTCTCCACCAGTTAAATCATAAAATCCTTGGCGTAATCCAGATATTTTTGTAGCTAAAATATAACCGATTATCAGACCCATAACCGGTAGAAAAGAATAAAAGAATCCTATCTCTCGTTTTGGTTTTTCACAATTCGAAGTTTGTGCATAAGCCATTGTTAAGGTAAACATGTAGATAATAAAACTAGTCACTGAAAGTACTAACAAACCCTGATTTTTTGGCATAAAACTTACTTCATAAATATAACACATCCCAATCATTTGTACTAAAAAATATACAAATGACGATTGTTTTAACAATTCAAAAAACATAAAATTTGAATTAGATGGTTTTGGAGACATCGCTGTAGCTACAATAAATAATACTAATGATACACCAGTAAAACCATAAATTAGTACTTTGCCAATCGACCATGGAGGCATTTTCATAATAACTTCACTGTTTTCAATAATATCCATTAGTCTTTAATTTCATTTTTTTTTGTGAACCACACGCTTAGGTTTACGTTTTACTTTTTTTGATTTGCCACCGATACGTTTTCGTCTCCGCGTCGCAGCGGCGCGCGACGCCGCGCGTCGACGCCCACCATATAATGGAGTATCTTTTATTCCCTTTCTTGCTGCGTTTATTTTTTTGCAAAGATTTTTAAGACTTCTGGCGACTCTTTGAGTTACTGCATTTGCGGTAGTATAAGCACCCAGACCCATCAGCCAAGAACTAGTCATTAATTTGATTAATTCAGTTGTATCCGATTTTAAAATATCCAAACGTATTTGTGTTATATAGATTTCTATTTGTCTATTAATTGAATTAATGGCATCTGTAGGCAATGCTTTAAGAGCTGGCAGATCATTGTTACTTATAACATAACAAACACCCAACGCGGCAGCACCATATGCTGAAGCTCCTAAAAACATATCTAATATTGTACAGTCGCCATCAATTTCAGGTGCCATTTCTCCCAATTCTATTGGTGCTCCTTCTTCGGCGGCAGCAGCAGCCTCTTCCTCCTCATCTTCATAATAACCACGTCTCGAAGAGCGGCTGCGGCGAGTCGTTGGCATCCCACCTTTAGAATCAGAGTCCTTTTTAGGTGTTGAAAAAGGACTCAAAGGACCTGGAAATTCTTGAGTGAGCCCTTCTAAAGTTACATCTTGTGACAATGACGGTGTGCTCGGCGGCGGTACTATTCCACCTGGTCCACCTGGGGTTGATAACACTGATATATCAGGTGATGGCATCTCTATTGGGCGCGCCATTTTTGGAGGAGTGCTAGGTGGACTAGGTGTACGAGTCCGTTTTTTTGATTCTAAAGATTCTAAAAGATTTGGATTTTGTAATTCACTTGGTATTGTTAATGTAACACCCAAATTATTATCTTTAGCCTCTTTGTTCAACAATTCTAATAACTCTTTTAAATTTACTTGACGTGTATTATCACTAGAATCACACATATTATATGAACATTATATAATTATTTTAAATTATTTCAATACCGAAAGTCACACGTCATTAATATATTGTGTTCGTTCTTGTATATTCATTAGCCCCCATATTCTTTGTATACGTGACTTTACTGGAATATAGTTTTTCTCTATAAAATCAGAAAATTTGTCCAATTCTTCCATGCTAGATACTTCATTTAATTCATGTGTATAACGAAAAATATTGGTTATTTGAATTGAACAACTCCCTCTTTCCAGTACATCTGTTAAATATGAATTTCTACAAAGAAAACTAAAAACTTCAATTTCTAAAAAAAACCACGCCATTCTTGCTATTATCAGAAGATGTGATAAATTACAGTTACTATGGTTATCAGTTATAGACAAAGTTTCTAATAAACTATTGCAACATCTCTTATAAATAAATACTAATGATGGTTTATAATTTTTTATGTCATTGCATAAATCTTTAGGTATAGTAATTCTAGTAAAGGGTTCTATTTCATTTATTATTATTGATATTGGTAATTTGTTAATTAATTTCAAATTCATTTACTTTATTCATTAAATATATAAAAATAAAAGCCTTTAATGTTTAATTGAAGTCAAATTTTTAAAATCAACAACAAAGAATTTGAAAAGTAAATATAAAATAGGAATTAGTAATACCATTTTTGCTGCAATCGAGACGGATGGCTCTGCGCGCTCTCGCTTGCTATCCGGCGTTGCAGGTTGACAATATTCTTTAAATTTCGTTTTATATTTTTCTAAAACAGTCCATGTAATATAACCGATGGCACTACCCAATAATGCTCCAGTTATAGTATCACTTGCATAATGATATCCTTTGCTAATTCTATGAATACTTATATTGAAGGCAACAAATAACCCAATAAAAGATATGAGATTTCTATACTTTTTTTGCTTTATTTTTATTTCAAAAAATTTTGGTTCTTTAGAATAATTCATCTCCATATACAAAGCCACTGCTAGAGCAAATGCTATACCAGTATGTCCCGATGGAAATGACATAAAGCGCTGTTTATCTCGGCAATGACTTTCATCAATAAATTCTGATAATATTTCGTTAGCACATCCCGGTCTTTCACGACCAAATGTTCCCTTTATTAATTGAAATAAACTAAATGCAAAAAAATGGGGTAAAAGATGGAATTGGATTGGTGAATAAGCAGATAATACAATAACTTGTATCATTGCTATAAACATACCCGGCAATACATATAATTCGTAAGGTAGAAGACCCAGGTAATATGGCAATTGCTTGACAAATCTATTATTATTAACAAAACTATAGATAATTGACGTAATTTCTAAATCAAGATTCATTATATTATAATATATTTTTAAGTAGATGAGCTGTCCGGTGGTGATAATAAAGAACGGAATTTTTGAGCAGCAGGTATACCTATATCTGAATAAGCATGAAAACAAAGAACCTTCATCCAATTAAAGGTTTTATCAATATTTTCAGTATTTTTTTCTGTGACAAGATTTGCAACTAATTCGCGAATACGATTTATCAATAAAGCAATATTGTCATCATCTATCTCATATTCTTTTACAATGTCAATATTTAGAAAGTAATTGACATTGTTTTTTAATATATTTGATACAAATACATCTCTCAATACATATTTTTGAAAATTAGATATTAATATACGAGCATTTACTCTTGTAACTTCAATATATGTCTCTAGTTTATTAACTTCATCAGACATATGTCCAGTTTCTCTGATAAACCTTACAAAATCATAAATAGCAGTATTAAATTGAGATAGCGACGAACTCATAGTATCAATATTATATAATATATCATATTCTTAACTTAAATACACATCTTGCTTAATAAAAAATTTAATTATACATATCCATTATTCAAAATCCACAAGGACATGCCTTTTCATAGTCCCAGACTAATTTCGTTCTATACCATTCCCCATCTGATTCGTCGAGTTCATGTATAGAACCCGAATCTTGACAAACACCAATTTTGTAATCATTATATTCTATAATTTGGAGGATGGTCTCTTTTTCAGCTGCGGCCTCGGCCGGGCCGTCGTCTTCGGACGACGTCTCAACATCAATATCATCATTTGACGTCTCAACATCAATATCATCAAGTACGCGCGCGACCGGTCTATAGAAATTCTCCAATCGATTGAATAGTTCCAATCTCGAACCGGATATTGATAAATTATTTTTGGATAAATTCGTTTTTAACTCATCTTTACTCATCTGTCTAACAGCGGTTTTAGTGGGAACACCATTATTCAAGTTAATTGACTTATTATTGGTTGGTCTATAGTGTTCTTCTAGTCTAGAAACTAAATCCGGTTTATTTCCATTTGTAGATAGACTCAATTTATTACATAATTCTATTAAATTTCCCTTTTTCATTAGTTGAATACTAGATTTCGATGGCGCTGAATTTATAGGTGTTGTATTTGTAGTAACTGGTTTTGTTTTTTTAACTTGCTGCGCTTTGGAAGCCTTAGGGCCGTCAGGCGAAGCATGATAATATGTTCTAATTCTGTCTAATAATTCAGGTCTATTTCCAGATGTTGGTAAATTTAACTTTGATAGTAAAGATATCGCATCACCCTTTTTTAATTTTGAAATATCACTCTTGGAAACCATTTTTGTGTAAGTCTCTTATATTATTTTATAAGTGTTAGAACAATTATGATGTCATTTTTTTGGTTGGCTAAATTTTTAATATAATCCTTTTGTAATGAATCAAGAAAATGCAATTAGTACTTCAATTATAGTATTAGGGATAGTGTTCTTTATCTTATCTATGGTGAGGTTGTATTCCTATTCACCTTCGGGAAATGCTTGCTTAAAAAAAAATAGCGGTGGTATATTTCTAATATCATCAGCAACATGCGTATTATTTTTAACCATATACTTTACAATTTTGGGAGAAACTGTACATCCGCCAGTAATATTGATTATATTGTTAATTAGTGTTGTATCTATTGGTGCCGGTTCATACTTATACAAAATATGTTACAACATTAACAATCTTGTTTCAAATCAGGTTGACACCAATTCAGCAATCAAAAAATTAGCTACAGCATATTCAAATGTAATTGATCCGATACCATTATCTGATTGCGTAAATTATCATTCTGGTGATTTTTATAGTTCCAAAGATCTTGTATGTAGAAATATAAGTGAATGTCCTAATTCTGCAGGAATAGTATGTGATGATAAAAAAGGAGCGAAATTGGTTGATTTTTATGTATCATCAAGTCATCAAACATGTCACTTACCCGTATCATCTGGTAATTATGTCAGTACTGAAATGATTAAAATAGTTCTAACAGGAGGTGCGAGACTATTAGATTTTAATATTTATCCCAAATTTATGAATGATGGTAGTGTAAAACCAGTTGTTAAATCAGAAGTTGATAATGTTCTTTCACTAAATTATGTCTTATTAGAAGATGTTTTTGAAACTATTTCATCATACGGATTTCTTCAACCAGCGAGCGATCCTTTACTAATACATTTAAATCTTAAAACAAACAATATTGAAGTAATAGACCGTGTTGCAAAATTATATGTTGAAGCATTTGGAAATCACTTACTTGAACCAAGATTTTCATATTTAGCAAATAATTCAATGGCAACAGAACCAATATGTAATTATTTAGATAAGGTTATTCTAATAGTAACCGGAGAAACATCACATACATATCTTGACGAATTAATAAACTTACATACCTCTAAAAACGCCCGTTTTTTATCTGCTAAAAATGTGTCCAAACCAGTGGACCCGGAATCTTTCGCATTCACTAATCAAAAGTTTTTTACATTAATGAAACCACTTAATCATAAAGGAAATACAAATCCGTCATCCGCATATACACATGGTGTTCAAGCACCACTTATGAATTTTTGGAATGTTAATAAATTGATGAAAAATTATTTAGACTTTTTTAGCAAAGGTTCATTTATATTAAAAAAATTTGAATTGCAAAAAGAGAGAGTACCGGATAAAATAGTAACTCAAACCAAAGAATATTCAGAGAATACTGTTAATATTGATTCATAAAGAATGTCTAGTCCTGCCGGTCACCGAGTCATTTCTACCAAAGAAAGGTCTATTTCTCTCACCCCCTTCTCTTCTCGAATTCTTACTTAATATATAGAATTGTGATGCAAGAGCAGCCGCATCTCTTTCTCCTAAAGTAGACTTTATACGCTTCCATATTTCATCACGTCTTGCTTCAGAACGTTTTAGAATACTTTCTGCCTGGGAACACGCCGCAATCGCAGATAATAATTCTTGGAGGTCTATCTGTTCAAAACGGCGGTCTTCCATTGATATTAAAATTTATAAGTTGTTGTCTTATATAATTTTTAAATATGTAATAAATATAAATGGTAAGAATCAAAAGAAAAAGTATAAAGGGAGGAACGCAGCCAGTTACCCCACCCGATTCAGGTGACGAAGAGATAGTTAATAATAAAAAAACATTAAATGTTGATTATTTAAACAAAGCGTGGTTTGATTTAAATAAAAGAATTGCGAATGTAGAATATCAAATATCTAATATTAATGGAATAATAAGAAAAGAGGGAGGACTCGAAGAAAGGTTAACTGCTTTAGAGACTATAGTTCATGATCAATCACGACAGGCCTCCGGCCAAATCAATGCACCATTTTATGGACCACGCAGCGGGCGCAGACGAATCAAAGCTACGCCTTCATCGGCATTTTCTCGCCCGATAAAAGGAGGAAAGAACAAAAAACTGAAATGGAAAAAAGGACGCAAGTGTTATTAAATTGCGAAACGCGTTGAACATGTATAAACAGTTATATCAAAATAAGATAATGTCTTCATTTGATATTACTGATACAATAAAATCAATCATAAATGAGTATTTACTTCCTGAATATCCTTTATATCGAGTAAAATACATAGATTCATATATTGATTATAGCAATATTGATGAAGACAATAATGCAGGAACTCTTGTGAACAGAATAATAACTCGAATAATGGAATGCAAACAGTTACTTCCTAATGAAAAAGTAAGAATAAGCTCAACGGGACAATGCATCTCACCAGAAGTTGTTAAAGAATTCGAAAAGAATAAAATTGTTATTGATACTTATTACAATGAGCACCTTATTATAATAGAAATGGAAAAAATTGCCTAGATAAATTACACTATCGCTGAATATATAGAATTATATGTTTGAGTTTCTTCAATCGTTACCGGTTCTGCCTTTTTGGATTTATCACTTTTTGGTTTAGATTTTAAAGTCTTTTTAATCTTTTTAAGTTTTATTTTTTTATTTTTTTTATTTGCTTTGCGTGTTTTTTTCCAAGGTTTTTTATATTTTTTAAATAAAGTATAGTTTGGATAACTAACTTTACCAGCCTGCTGCGGAATACGATTTTCTTTAGATAAATATGATAAGTTGTCAACTTCTTTTATATTTTCTATCTGCTTTGCCCATTTAACATATTTCGATAGTCCTGATTTTTTCGCAATCTCCAATTCTTCTTCAGGAGTCGGCATTCGATTGTGTTCTTCTATAAAGTCAGAAGTATAAATCCCATGCATTTCAGTAGCAAGCTCTTTTTCGTCTTTATCTTTTTTGATTTGATTTCTTATAGATTCGGTATATCGTTCTACCGCGTTTATTTTTGTATTTTTTGTAGTGTCATCTGTTATCATTTTTTGAGAAAGCAAATTTGCTTCATTTATAATATCCCTTTCATTGGGTATTTCTCGGAGATTAAATTCATTTTTTATTGTTTCTGAGTAATAACGTACGAATGCTTCTAAGAGTGTCTTGTCTTCAATTCCTTTACTGATAAGATAAGCAATAACACGTACTTCTAAATTTAGTAATCGTTTTATTAGATTTTTTTTAGTTTGAAACATCTTTATTTATTATTATTTTTTTTTTTGATAGCACAAATCTATGCTTTTAAATCCTTAACAACATCATCTCCTCGTACTTTTTGATTCTCACAAAAGTCGGATGGCTGACAAGGACCATTTTTATGAATCTCGTCTTTATTTTCGTTGCCGTATCGTGACTCAATCCAGTCTCTCATTCCTCTGCCATCACCACTGTCAACGCCGCTTTCATCTAGATTCCATATACACCCTCTTTGTTGTGTACCATCGCTACTAACTTCACGTGTTCTTTCACATGCATATTTAGCACCTCCATATCCATCATTCATATCTGCTCCCTTTTTATTAAAGCGATTTCTATTATCAACAGCCGTCCAATTTACACTTTGACATGTTAATGGTGCCTCTGTTTTACCACCCAACCAATCACTAAGACGTTCTGTGTCATGTATTTTACATGATGCACCGCCTGTTGATGATACTGGAGCCGGAGATGCTACAGGTGGAGTAGCGACAACGGGTGTTGGTGATGCTACTCTCTGGCGTTGGGAGATGCCGGATTGGCGGCGTCGCGGGGCGCTCGATTGGTCGCCACCACTATTGCTTGCTGATGAGAAACTAGCTAATGGCGCAGCAGCGGCACTACCGCTGCTAGCGCATTTTGCACATGATTTCTCTCTTTTTTTAGGTTCTGCTTTATAATTCTTTGCAAAATAATCGGACAACCCTGTATGTACTGAACTATGAATATACATAATTATAGATATTGCTAGTATTATACCAAATGATACCATTAACGCTGTGAAGTATTCCATTAATTAATTATTTATAAAAAAAACTATTAAGAATAAGTTTAAATATATAATTACACGTACTAAATATGAATCTATATGTGTTACTTGTATTTACTCGATTAACTTTTGTTTTATCTGGACATGACCTGATATATCATCCTACTCACGAACCAACGAGTGAGCCATCTTATAGACCAACATATCGGCCAACATATGTACCAACCTCAATTCCTACTAAACAGCCAGTACAGGACCCTACATATAATCCATCTTATTTACCCACCGAAACTCCTACTAAACAACCAGCGAATATTCCTACATATAAGCCTTCAGAACTTCCAACTAGTTTACCATCTTATCGCCCAACACATGAACCAACATGCGGTCCCGAACCAACTTACAAACCATCTCATAGGCCTAGCGATCGTCCAAGTTACGGTCCATCTGAAAAACCTACATATACTCCATCTAAAAAACCTACACCTTCACCATCATATAATCCGACTGATACAACTTAAATTAAAAATAGATTATTGTTGAACTTTCTAAATATTGTTATGGGAAGGAATAACAATGTATCTCTCGGAATTATTCGTTTGGATTATGATTATCCCGCAGCAGTTGGTGATATAGATCATCCAGATTCGTTTGATTATGATGTCTATTATAAAGTTATACCAGGACTAACTTTTGAAATGTGTCAATCAGGAAAAATTAGTAACAAAGTTAAGAAACACATTATTGATAGTGTAAAATGGTTTAATTCAAAACGAGTGTCCGGAATTACTGGAGATTGTGGATTTATGATTCATATTCAAAACATTGTACGTGAACATACTACATTACCAGTGTTTTTGTCATCCCTTGTTCAATTACCAATACTTGTTCAGTCTTATGGAAATAAAGAAAAAATATTAGTTTTGACTGCAAACGGGAAAAGTCTTTTAGATATGAAAGGATTAATATATGATTTATGTAATTCTGATATTGAAAATGAACAAATTGTTATTTTTGGATGTGAAAATATTAAAGGGTTTGATGCCGTTGCAAAAGGAGAAAAGGTTAATACTCAGGTGGTTGAAAAAGATTTAATTACAGAAATCAAATGGTTTTTAATATTTAATCAAGATATAGTAGCTATTTTATCAGAATGTACTGAATTACCACCATATAGTGATGCATTGCGTAATAGTACTGGATTGCCTGTATTTGATGCGATAACGTGTGCTGATTTTTTTATGTCTTCTAAGAAAGACAATCCACGATTTGGATTAAATAATTGGCAGAATGAATGGGATGGTGAACAAGAAAAATACAATTTTGGAGATAATCTTGATGAAGCTGAAAAAAAAGATTTGATTAATACTCCTGAATGCATAAATGACCAAATATTACCAGATATAGTTAAACATGATTCAATAAGACAATCGGAAATAGTAAAAGAATCTAGATTTAGTATTAGTATACCGAAATGTGTATCTGATTATTTTTTTGAAGATAAAAAATAGAATGGGCGGCTAAGAATATTTGTTTCCAATAGCCACATTTCTACCTGCTTTTTTAAAATCACAAATTGTTTTGCTTCTGTGGCCAAGTGGTAATGCGCATGCCTTAGTAAGCATGAGAACGGCGGTTCGAACCCCGTCTAGAAGCTTTTTTAATTGTAATGTTTATGTTAATTTTGTGTAATTAATATGACATCATTTAATGTTAGTTTACTTAACGGTTTATGTAATAGATTAAGGAGTCTATATTCACATTATAATTATTGTTTAGCAAAAAATCTTAATATGAATATTTATAATATTCCGACTCATTATTGTATTGAAGATTTTTCATATTATTTGGTGTTTCCAAATAATATTTCTTTTATTCATGAACGTTCAGACAACAAAGAATTACAAAACGTTGTTGCTAGTGGTGGTTTTGTAGGTGGGAGTGTTTCTAGTCCTCATTCCAATAATAAATCGGATCATGCATATGATGGACATAAAAATAATATTTATTCTGAATTAAAATTTAGTGAAGAAATAACTAGCAAAGTTATAAATGAAAAATATATAGCAGTTCATGTACGTAGGACTGATATTTGTAGATTAAGCAATACATATCCAATGTTAAGCGATTCATATTACATGGATTTTATTGATTCCCATGATTCAAATCTAAAAATATATATTGCTACTGATAATAAAGAAACATCAGATATATTTAAAAAGAAATATGGTTCTAGGATTATATCCAATAATTCATTTGATAAGAAATTTGGAATTCGAAATACTAGTGTGCGTGATACAATTATTGACATATTTATGTGTATGCAGTCAACTTTTTTTTTAGGAACAAGACTATCATCTATGACGGATTTGATATATCAATATCGTTATTTTGTACTTAAAAATAATAATGCATCTGAATTAAAAACAGCTACTTCAATAACATATAGAAGCTTGCATGTTGATGAAAATGAAAACCCTCCAATTCGTTAAATTTAATATTTGTTGTATTAATGGATAAAATAACCAGAATAGTCGCATTTCTTATAATATGTCTAGGCTCAAGACTCGGATTAGCATATGTTGCAAAAAATTTATCAAAAGAAAATTTGAGATTATCTTCTATACCAGCTGCAATTCTTGGTTTAACATTTATATTTCTATATTTGTTTGATTTAAGAAAAACTGGTGTCGAAGCAGGCGGAACAATATGGTGGAATAAAATTAGACCAATACATGGAGTAATTTATATTTTATATGCTATTTACGCATTCAAAGGCGAAAAAAATGCATATTATGTGCTAATATTTGATGTATTATTGGGTTTTATTGCATGGATTAACAATTATCATTTAAAAATTGTTCTTTAAGTTGCTTCTTTCAAATAGTTTATTAATGCAGACCGTTCAGGTTTCTTTTTTATTCCAGCAAATACCATTTTATTACCTTTAATAAATTTTTTGGGGGCAGTCAACCATTGATCTAATGTGTCTTCATCCCAAACAACTCCTGAATCTTTTACTGCATTTGAATATGAAAATCCTGTAAACGATCCAGCAGTTCTACCGAATAAACCATGTAAATTAGGACCTTGCTTTGACGCTTGACCTTCGCCAATCGTATGACACTGTGAACATTTAGTTTTGAAAATCTTTGCACCTTTGTTTCCTGCTTTAACCATTAATTTAATATAATAAAATAATGATTGATTACAAGAATACATCAAATATATCAGATGTATCTCAAAAGGAAGATATAGATGATTCGGAACATATTTATAAAATAGTTACTGTATCATTTGTAATCACTAGTACGATTGGTATACTAATGTGCCATGTGTTTAATATGTATAAACAAAGAGATAAGGTTCTACCAATGTGATCATTTCTTATTTAATTTTTTTTGTCTAACGGTTTATTGAATTATTTCGCGTATTATAGATTTTTCTCCAATTATTCTGTATAATACTCGCACCCCTGTCTCGTGCCCACAATCTTTGTGCTTCCTCGCTCCAATAGTTATCTATTGCTTCTTCCTCTTCGACATAATGCCGCCACATTGCAGTCCATCTTTCCTCAGGATTATTCTCCATTTAATTAGTTTAACAAGTTAGATGTTAATCATTTTTATGAGAAATATTATAATGGTTAGTCTCTTTGGTAGCCATTTTAAATTTATAAACGAATACTTAATTTTGAAGATTTTGAATTAAAACTATAATTGAAATTACGGGTATCTTCATTAGCTTTGAACCATATCTTTTCTCTTTTTGAAATACTTTTCAAATAGCAATCCTTTGAAATATTAAAACCTATATATTTAATCCATTCCTCCTGTTCTTCAAAAGATTTTGATTGCAACCCACAGTAAATACATATACATGCCTCGTCTTCATTAAAATGTTCTTTTACATGGGGTCTGTTATCCTGCCATATTTTAAATCCTGTAATGCCCACTTTTTTCTGTAAATATTCTAATTTATCCATATTTGTGGAATTAACATCTATAAATATAAGCCACTTTCCTACTCCTGTGTTCATGTTCTCTTTTCCACGGAATCTATAAAACCAATATAGTATTTGCTTTTCAATATAATTCTCGTGGTTTTTATATGGATAAAACCATTTTTTGAAAGATTCATTATCTATACCCTCCGGAATATACCATCTTTTTTTATCGGCATCCCATTTCCCTCCATTCTGTTTACATTCATCCTTTTCATCAAAAGAACAATAAATATATCTTTTATTGCGCTGCGCCAAGGCGTCGACATCGGCGATCTCGCGCGCCTCATCCACGGCACGCATGCGCGCGACAGCGCCCGCGTTGCACATGCCAGGGCCCGGGGGGGGCGGCGTGCTTTTATTTTGATATAATTCAACCATTCCTACATTATAATATACTATTCTCTCTGAATACTTAAGTCGTTTTCCAGAGAAATCAATAGTTAAAAACAAGATACCATCTACCACTATCATATGTTTTAAGTGGTGATAGGTCTAATGTTGTGTTATATTCTTTAGTGAAGTTCAATAAATGTGTTTT